ACTGGCTGTTCTTAAAGCTTCAGGGTAATCTATCTCGCGCTCATCTAGTTCTGTCTTTTCTACTTGCGGTTTATTACCAGAACCTGTTGAAACAGAAGAAGAAACATTTGACGTTTGATCTTCGCCTGATGTCACACCAGCTGATACTGATACGTTAGGCTTTACACCTCCGCTTCCTGTAGATAACGGTGTAGGACAATCGCTAAAAACAGCTGATGTATCACCAGCAATCTTATTGGGATTTGGTCTCTCGCAACCATACACCGTAAAAATCAAAGCGCATATAATCAATGACAAATGTTGAACAAAATTTCTATTTTTCATTAACGTAATCTATAATCTACAATTATAACACAAAAGCTATCGTTGGATATTATCTTTTTCAAATGATTCTTTTCGCATAACAACCATAGGATTATCTTTGATCTTCCAAAACTCTCGTTCTAATGGTGGATCTTCTCCAATGCGAAACCACATTAACTTTCTTCCGCCTGTTGATGAATAAACACCAATAATTGTTATTTCACCTGCATGAATTAAATCATGACAAGTATGGCATACAACAGCCAAATTATGATTATCATTTGAACTCCTAGGATCACATCTAGGAATTATGTGATGAAAGTTCAGCGCCGCAGGCCTATCAAACTCGCAAATCTCGCAAAAATGCTTTATTAGCTTAGTCTGTCTAGAACTGCGGCGCTTCACTCAAGAATTATATTCTACTTTTGTTATTAATGATATCAAGTTCCGTTTATCGCATGAGAACCTGAAGCTGCCATTAACAAAAATGATGCCCCATCGCTGATAAGCGCAACGGATGAACCTTGAACGGCAGAAAGTGTTAACTTACTTCCTTGTGAATCAGGAGTTGCACCAGCCTGGCCGGCAAAAACCTTAGTTCCATTTGCTTCTTGAGAACCAGTTAGAATGTGAGCATGTGCTGAAGCTGTGCGAAACACAAATGTTCCACCTGGGACTGAAGATGCTAAAGGCATTATCATTGTTAATGCACCAGCACCAGATAGTGTATAGGCTCCAGGACTAACTATCGTTTCAGCAACTGTCTTTGCAGAAACCGGCGTTGTTGGTAATGATGTCATTGAAACCGTAGAATCAATTTCTACGCCAGAACCTGAACTCTGGACTAAACCCTTTGAATCGTTCATTGTAACTTTTGGCATTTTCGTGATCTCCTTTTTGTTCGCAAGATTCCGAATCACCGGCGAGGTCGGTTGATCACTGATTCGGGCCTATGATAAGTAATATCAACGTTTAAGATATTCATCTTTGAATAAAAGTATTTATGAAAATGACAATGAAAATATTGAAGACCCGCATCCATGGATTCTAGAAACTTTCGAGTCTAATACAACTTGTTTTTCTGTCTTTCCATCCTTCGCTCGAAATTTAAACCTATCATAACGTAGATAGTTATCCGTATACCAATAATCAACAGCTGTTGCGCCTATACAATTAAATCCAGCAAGCTTGTATCCTTTCCCGTCACCAATCCGTCTATCGACATATGTCATGATACCTTTATAACCATTTTCAATGCACCACAACTTTGCTCGTTTCAATAATTTAGACAATCCACCAGGAACAGATGTTTTTAAATAAGTGCTAAACCTAGCTATTTCTAAAAAGCCATCATACTTTTTTCCATGACGAGGAGCCCTTAATGATAAGGCAGCTACAATGTCACCTTTTCTATCTCTCAAACCCCAAGTGATCTTTGACTGGACATGCCCAGAGATATGAGTAGAATTAAAGAAGTCTCTTTGTTCTTTTGCACTTAGCTCTACGACTTTTGTTGACCACGTTTTACATCGACCTTCATCTAACCCAAGCCTATGGAGAATCATAGATTTGCAGATCTCTCTTTTATCTCTCCACTCATCCTCAAATATCTGACATAACTTTATTCCCTTACCTGAAGTCAGCACAAATTTTTCTAGATGTTTGTTCTTATCAAAAACTTCATCTTGTTTGGCTCCTTCGCTGTGCCAATACAATCCGTGACATTCAATTCCAAATTTCTTGGAAGGAACATAAACGTCAATCTCTTTCGGAGAAATAACCCTTTTGTCTCCTGATACGGCATCTGGTGCAATTGACTGGACGTAAGAAAATACTTCTAATTCCCAATTAGATTTACCGACCGGATGGCATCTATAACATCTGCTACCCCTTTCAAATGCCTGAAGGGTTTTTGGCTGTAACTCTCCACACTTAGTACACTGGAATGTTAGGTATTGTTCTTGCCTAGAGATGTATTGATCTATCAGTGTTATCAGGACGAACTCAGATTGCCTTATAGATAATCTTTCATTTAATGTTGAGGTTACCAATAGCTTGCTTAAACTAATTTTTTGTAAGGTATCCTGAGTGTGGCGACGACCATAAAAAGGATTGCCCGCGCCTGTCATCTTTTCGGATTGTTGCTTGATTCTGCTGTCAGTCTGTTTGGTCTTACCATGGTTCCAAGCCTCGGCTTTTCCACCACGAGATCCGCCTTCTTTCATGGCAAAATGCGAATGATCCTTACAGAAAGTCTTAAAAGAGAAAGAAACATATCGAACAGGAGCTTGACATACCTTGCAAGTTGGCTTTATTCCATTATGATAAACTTTTACCGTATAATCCTCTGAAGATAATCCATGTTCAGATCTGATGTGATTGGTTAGCTTCTTCAGAACATCATGCTGAAATCTGCATAATTTACAATCCATATCACCACGCCTTTCTATGGACTATATAATATCTTAAAAGTTAAAATTGTACTATTAAAATAGTATGCGTTAACTGAACATTTATAAACTACAAAGGCCACCAAAAGGTGGCCTTTGCATATGTTCAAGCTATAAACTCAGATGACATTCATGTCATATTATATTCATGTCCAAACATGTGACCGTCCCGAAAAAGTCTGACCTCACCATTTTCTTACCGTAGCGAGTCATCACACCCTTGCGAGGAGTGAAATCTTCCGGTGCGAATATGGTTGGTGTGACGATGAGCGGAACGTAAGGAGCGTAGACATAACCTGTCTCTAGGTAGCTGCCGCCCTTATAACCGACGAGGATCTTGTTTCTGACGAAATAGGGATCCTTGTAGATGGTGAAGCGGTTGCTGAGAGTACCGATTGCCTCTGCGCCGATTGTGAATGGCGAACCAACTTGTCCTTCGCCGTCCAAGGAGAACTTAGGCTTATAGAGCACTGAGGACTCGAGGATGGTTGCGACATCCGGGCCGCAAACCATAAAGTTTGCTGAACCGCGGAGGGTCTTACGATGGATTGTGTTGGCAACGTCAATAATCGTCTCGATAAGTGTCTCGTACCACTCGCGAACCGTACCTGTGAAGGCCGGACCGATAGAGAGTGACGATGCGAGGGCGACAGGCGTTCCTGTTGTCTTGTTGACGAAGCGGCCTGGCGCACGCGACCAATAGTAGTTTGCACCATTGGCTTGTGTCACAAGGTCGCTAAGAATCTCGCGGTCAATCTCAAGAGCAATTTGCTCAGAGAGAATTGATGTTAACTCAACCTCTGCGTCCATCGAGTGATAGGCGTTGAGGTCTTGTGCGAGTTCTGGTGACCAACGAGCACGAAGCTTGCGGGTCTCAGCTGTAATCGCGATAGACTCAATTTTGATATCGATCTCAGGAATTGCAGGAGATGGATTCACATTGAAGTCAGATTCGAATGATGGGATCGTAACTGTTCCGCCCGATGATGAATCGACAGAAAGACCTGTCGAAACGACGAAGGACGCTCTAGTTGAACCGCCTAAGGAGAGATCTGCAGTGTTGGCTCCCTTGACAACAGTAAGAATGTGAGTTCCGTTAAGAGCGTCTGCCGTAAAGATAGAACCGTTCCAGTTACCACGTTTGTTAAGACGGCGGAGGTTAAGGACTCCAGAACCACCTTGGTATGTCTCGCCCCATGCTGTTGCGTTCGTCGCGCCGGCAAAAAGTGCTAGCGAGCTAGCTGTTGTCTTTTCCATGTTATCGAATCTAGAACCTGTGATTGGCACCATTAAGAATGCTAGATCGAGCTGTCCAAGTTCAAGAGCTGTCTCAACCTGTGAATCGAAATCCGCGTATCGGGCATTGCTGCCTGAGAACATGGAATCCGACTTAACCTCAAGACCCACTGTCCAGGTATCTCCATCCACACCACCCCAAGCACCAAGCGACCAGGCGGAGGCATCACTGCTAGGACCTAGGTAAGTGCTTCCAGTGAAAGAACCTGACACTCTTGAATAACCTGCGCCGACGAGATCGTACATACCGCCAGCAGCTAGAGATCCTGAGCGTACCCCCTTGCCACCTGGGCTATTGTAGATTGATTCGCCGCGTGTATATGTTGAGTCGGCTGCTGATGTGCCTACGCTCGAGCCGTAAGTATAATCAAGATAGAAGATTAGACCTGATGGAAGGCTCATTGGTTGTATAGAAACGAGCTCGTTGGCAACGAGTCCGCCGAATACGCGACGTACGATTGGGAATGCAATGTTGCTAAAACCTTGCATTTGTCCAGAACTAGAAAGGCCGCCGCCGCCACCTGAAAGTCCGCTGCTCTCTTTAAGAACCTGTGCAGCCTGGTTCTCGAGAAGCTGTGACATAACTTCGCGGCGATTGCCTTCTAGTCCACGAAGTAGGCCTGTGCGGGACCACTTCTCTGTTAGTCGTGCGCGCTCGGCGCCGACGTGTTTATCTTTGATACCCTGTGCTAAATGTTCAAGCGTAAAAGTTTTCATTTTTTTGTCTCCTAAAATTTTGATTAACGAATCACTTCAAACCTGCGAGTCTTGCCCAGCGATCAGTCTCAACATTTTCGCTGAGAACTGTTGAAGCTGGACGAGTCGCTTGTGAAGACGAACCCATAATTTGACGATTATTGCCTTCGCTCATTTGACGTGAAGATCTGGCGAGTGTCTTGATTAAGGTTTCGTATACGAGCTTAACTTCTCTTGTGCTTGATGTCTCATCGAGTTGCTCAATAATTTCTGCCTTCTGGCGTCTTGTGAGCGACTCATTTTGGAGGAGTTTGTTGCAGTAGAGAAGTTTCATGTTGAACAGATTCGTTTCCGCCAACTTCTTACGGAGATTTAAGGTTTCTGCCGTGGACCTTGTTGTGACGCCATTGTGACGAATCACTTTGCGGCTCTCTGCTAGTAGAACCGATCGCAACTTGGCAGTGCGTCGCACTGACTCGTTGAAAATATTTGCATAGAAAACATAGGCTTCTTGCATTTTCTTGGCTTGCTTGGCTTGCTTTTGAGCCTCTTGCTTTGCCTTTTGAGCCTCTAATTGCTTCTTTTGTTTCAACTTTTGTTGAACTTCTTGTTGCTTTTGCTTCACCTTTTGTTGAGCTTCGCGTTGTTGCTTCTTAGCAGACTGAGCCTTCTTCTTGGCGCCGTCTTGAACGCGAGCTTCTCGGGTAAGCTGTCGGCGAGCTTCTTGAACTTGTTGTGTTTCTTCTTGCTTTTCATCGGCTTCATCCTGTTGGTCATCGGCTTCATCCTGTTGCTGACCTTGCATTTTATGGCCTTGTTGCTTTTGTTGACCTTGCATTTTATGGCCTTGTTGCTTTTGTTGACCTTGTTGCTTTTGGCCTTGATCATCAGCTTCTTTCATCTTTTCGGCTTCATCGGCGGTTACATAACCGCTATCGATGCCAAGCTTCCACCAGCCTTCATCGCCACCTTGGCCTTCATCGAGTTCATCGGCTTCATCAACTTCTTGATCTTGTGCTTCATCAACTTCTTGATCTTGTGCTTCAGAAAGTTCAATGTCTAATAATGGATCGCCTAGGTCTTCATCTTCAAGATCGCCAAGGTCACCAGCACCGTTGCCCCAAGATTGTGGTTTTGTCTCATCTGCCTCACGAAGCGTACGCATTCGAGATATCTCTCGACGAAGCATATTTTCATCAATTTCTACCACTAAATTATTTCTTAAACGGCGTGTTTCCATTTGGTGTCCTTCTTCTGCTACTTCTTCGCTATCATCGTCCGTGGAGTCTTCTTCGTCGCTACCGAGATCAAGCTCTTCATCGCCTTCCTCATCGCCACCTTCATCACCCTCTTCATCGCCCTCTTCATCTTCCTCGCCGCCGCTGGCAACAAGGTCGACGCCAAGATCTCCTAATTGATCTTCGAGTTCGTCAGGAACGTTAGTGAGTTTAAGATTTATTTCTGCTTCGGTTAACGACTTCAAGTTATTTTTCATATTATATTGCTCCACGAGCTTATTAAGTTTTTTGTATAGAGATTCCAACTTCCCTTCGTAGACCCCTTTGTCTTGAAGGTTTCTTACAGATTCCTGCAAGTATTCATACGTTTTTTCGATTTTAGAGACCATCTCTAAAACGCGATGCTGATAGTTCACGGTTTTCTTTAAGGTGCTACTGGCGTTTAGAAACTCTTGTACTGCTTCGTCTAAACGAAAGAGTCTAGATTCTATTTTCATATTAGCCGCTGAATTAAGCTTGTTAACAAGCGGATTAATTAACAAATTAACAGATTCATTGCTTAATTCGAATTCAGCTGCGTCGTCTGCGAGAGGTTGCACGTTTATTGCATCAAGATCGAGTGTTACTTTCCCTTCTTCATCAGGAGGAGATAACGCTGGAACGACACTAGGATCAACGTCGCCTGCTACAAATGGCAAAGGCTCATCGTCTAGCATAAGTTCATCATCTAGTTCTCCAGCCTCTCGAAGGAGTTCTGTTTCTATTAAATCTTTAATTCTAGGCGATATCGCTTCGATTAAAGACCTTTTAGCGTTGTCTTCTGCTATCTCCTTTAGCTTTTTTACATCAGCTAAAGCTTCTTCGTACAATTGCTTCGACATGTATCAGACCTCTCTTATACTCATTAACTATTCTATACTATACGAGTTATTCGACAGAACTTTTACCCTTTTCAAGATTTTCGCCTAAAGAAACAGAACCTAAGCGTGGTGCCGTTGCTGTTGGTGACGCTGTATTAATACTCGGATTCGCGGGGTCAAAATTTGGTTTCACATCGATTGTATCAATGTTTGGATTTGCATCTTTTTGTACACCGTCTGTTTTTCCTGGACCAGGAGATGTAAGATCAGGTACATATGGATTAGCAGGATCTCCGGGGTTCTTCCAACCTACCTCAGATGTATCAGGTGCCTCCGCGTATACTAAAGATACGCCGGCTCCGAACATGTCTGGATCTCCTACGCCTTTTCTATTAGACTTCGCCACTGCAACTGCAGCTGCTGCTGCGTCTGTGTTGCTTTTAGCACCGCCGTATAATTCATTCGAACCACCTTTGAATAGTTTCGAAAGTCTTTCAGTTTTTTCACTATTAACGGGTAAATAAGTCGTATATCTTCCGCTGCCTGGTGTTCCCATAACTATTACCTTTCAAGTAAGTTTTTAAATCAAAGACTGCGAAGAATCCTGGTTCGCGTCTCAATGACTTTCTTAAGTCGACTGCGTATACGGGTTTCTTCAATCTTAAGAGCCTTAATAAAATCGATTTTTTTCTCAAGAGCTTTATCAGAACCTTGTTCATCAGCATCAACTTCTTCAGCCTCGACGTCAGAAACAACGCCAGCATCTTTAAAATTAGCTAATTCTTCTGCAATAATTTTTTTAAGTAATCGACTTGTAAGTTTCATGTATTAATTCTCCGTGTAACACTTTAAATATCTTAGATAAAATAAAAATAATAGATTTAAAGCACTATTTGTTAGATAATCTTGGAAATGCCAAATTTGCCCATTTTGAAGCTGCTTCTTCTCCGAATAATTCTTGCGGATCGTGAGAAGCTACGATGCTTTCAATCTTACCTGTCGCTTTTGGCGTTTTCATCCTATCATTCTCCAACATAGATGGCAAGGTTTTTTCTGCAGTGTCGGCTAAAATAGATGCCATGATGTCGTTTCCACCTGATTCAAGTCGAATTACTTCTTTTAATGTTGATGATTGCGCTTTTAAACGGGTCGCATTTTGTTGTATTGCAAGCGAATTTGAAGTAGTGGTATCTCGATAAACTTTCTTTTTTACTTCATTGATAGATTCACTTGTGCTAGAACCCATGCCTTCAGAAAGTATTTCTATGAGGCACTCTTTAACGATAGACTTTAGCTGCCCTTTTGTGATACCCATATCAACCTACACCTTCCCAATATGTTGTACCACCGATTGATCCAGTTAATATAGGCATCATCGTAGAATCAATCATAGTAAGGTTTGCACAGATGCTAGTAGAGATATCTGTAGCGCCATCTCTTAAAAGATAAAGTTCTTTGACCCTAACGCCTAGAGTAATATTACTTCCACCGTTTACAATAATATAATTGGCTTCGGTTCCTGCTCGGCCGCTGATTCCATTTTCCGTGAATCCAACTCGTAAACGTTGAGTGGCCGCTGTGTTGTTGTTGATGATTAAAATGTCTTTTGTTACTTTTGGAAAAATATACCTAATAGCGGTACTGGATACTGTGCCTGATAGTACCCATGGTAAACCGGACATCGTAAACTCAGCCGTTGTATTCAACCCTGATTTTGGATTATTTAATCCCATGATTATTTGTCTCCATAAGAAATAATATCGTTTAATATCCTATCGATTCTATCTGATTTATTAAAAACCTTTTGAAACTCCGTAGAAGTAATCCTACGCCCTTCGGGTAGCATAAAAGCACCTGGAGTTGATGGTTCTGATACGTAATCCCAACAAATAAGTTGAAAATCATCTTGAACAATATGATAATCGCCTTGTTTTTTTGTTGAGCCGACGCCTCGAGATGATATACCAAGTTTTACACCTGAACTTACAAGAGATTGTAAAATCTTTCCTGCAGGTGTATCTAGGACTTCAATAGTCCCATAGACTACGTCCTTATCAAGATATGCTTCTCGTATAATGTGCGAAACATTCTTAAGGTTAACTACGGAGGAATCAGGATGATCTAGTTCGCCAAGCGCCCTATTCTCAATAATGAATTTTTGATAATTTCTAACTTCGCGATCAAGAACGTTTATTGGATAAATTCTACCATTTTGATTAAGCGTATCTGCTTTCTGTAGGATACCCTTCATCATCACTTTTCCATCGTTCTTTTCTCGAGATTCTTTAATCATCTCAGGTGTATAATCAAAAACCTCGTACGAACTTAAAAGGCGTAAGTCTTTCATCAATCTTCTCCTTCATCAGTTGTTAACTCGTGACACAGCGTAGAATATAACATAAATCTAGACACAATAAAGTCATCGACATTTTCGAGTGACTCAGCAATTACCTTCGTCCTAACATCTCTTAGCTTATTTACAAGAAGCGTATCTTCTTTTTTCTGTTCGACATATTGATCTATAGATTCGAGTAAATCAATTCTAGTTTCTTTTAGTCTTTTCTTAATGTTCGATTGACTTTCATCAGTCGAAGAGAAAGCATATGCTTTAATAATTTCTCGTTGCTCATTATTAAGAGTAACAGAGTATTTTTCATTCATTTTTTTCATCATCATCTTCATGACAAGACGAGTTGTGCCAGGAGTTTCATCAATAAGGACGTGATCTTCTTTTTTCTTTTCAACAAGTAACCATTCTCTTAATTGATTTTCGTAATTCGCTAAGGAAGTAATGTCAGCCGCCCCCGCGGGTTTTCTCCACTCATTTAAAAGAGTTTGAATCGTAGCATAAAGTCGATACTCCGCAATCGGTTGATCATAAAAATGATCGTCCTTTAACATGTGATTTATATTACGAATTAATAATGATTTTTCGCGGGACAATTCATCTACGTCGGTACTGTTGGCCGCAGCACGTGCCTCAGATAAAATTGATGTAACAATCGAGTCTGAACTAATCGTGGTTTTTACAAGGGCATTAAAAAGTCTAAACTCTTTGTAAAGATGAGTACCTGGTTTATAGTGCTTACGAAGAATTCGTAAAGCAGTTGACGACCTTTTCTTATCACCTTCAACTAAGGCGCTAGAAATTGTTCTCACCAAAAACTCGTATAATAGAGCAGTGTTACGTTTTTTATTGTGCGCTTTTGACATACGTTGACCCTTCAATCTTCGTCTATAATAAATAAGTCGTTTTCATTAGTCTGAGGCGAAAGTTTTTCATTTTCTGATAGAATACTTGAATTTTTGTGTTGTGTCATTTGCAGCGTCTTTGACATGTTTTGAAGAGTAGATTGTAACGTCATCGGTAGATTAGGTCTAACATAAGTATCATTACGCGATCTCGATTCATTTTTAAACGGGTTATTAACTGCGCTCTTAACATAATCCATGCCAAATACATCTTTCATTCCCATACCATCGCCATCAAAGTCTGTCATTTTTTTAAAATCCGGCATATGATTTTGGTGCGTCTTTCTTCGACTACGATCATACAATGCTTTCTTTAATTGCGATTTTGCCTTTACTGGCAATTTATCTTTTTCGAAAAGTGGCGGCATTAAGTCAAAGTCAAAATCGTCTTCACCAGACATTAAAAGTTCCGTTTCAGGTTCCTTCTTTTCTACATCATCGCCGGCGAAAAGATCTTCGGCGCCCTCTTCTCCACCAGCCTCATCGCCACCAGCTTCTTCTTCTCCACCAGCCTCATCGCCACCAGCTTCTTCTTCTCCACCAGCCTCATCTCCACCAGCTTCTTCTTCTCCGCCAGCTTCTTCTGGTTCCTCTTCGATTTTAGCTTCTTCAATAGCTTGATCAACTAATTTTTCTTCATATCGTTGTTCGTCAATTTCTTCTATTTGCTCGTCGGTTAAACCCCAAATCATTTTACGAGCGAATCGTTTACTACCCATTCCTTCTGGGATAGTACCTGCAATCTCAAACTTAGATCGCCAAATTTCTAACTTTTGTTGTTGCGCTACCGTAGATGGATTTGAAAGATGAAGATTGAAGTTTTGTAATTCCTCAGAATCAAAGCCGTGAGCATATAAATGAATTATCGCAAGCTTATTTAATTCAGACAAAAGAACTTTTTGAATTACGTTAATTGTACGAGAAAATCTTATGTCTTCTTGTGCAAGTGTAGCTTTAGAAGAAAGCATTTCATCATATCCAAGATATGCTCGCGGGATTTTTAGCGCTGCAAATAGCTTCTTTTGAATGTAGGCTACATCTTCGACCGCCGCGGCATTTTGACCACCTGCCAGCGTATCGATTCTTGTTCCTGATTCGCCGCCACGGACAGGAATAAAATAATCATCTTCGATAGAAAGCGGGGCATAACGAAGGTCTAAACGTCCTGTAGCTCTATCGACGACTTGATTAGTACGAAGATTTTTACGTTGTTCTTCGACATACATAGGTACATTTTCAGGAGGAATATTTGCGACGTCGATATAAAAAACTCGGCGTTCCGGCGCTCTAACAACGCGATAAACCAACATCGCATCTTCAATGAGAATTAATTGACGCCAAATACGGCGGCCTGCTTCAATAACTGATGAACCATAAGGAAGAAACATATCATTGCCAAGAAGACGAAAATGAGTAACCTCCCAATTTTCCAATACTCTATTTCCTAAAGTGACCCAACGATAGCGAACAGCAAAAGGATCATTCGGATCGTAGTTTTCTTCACGTTCAATCTCATTTACGGGTATTGGAAATGCGTTAATAACGCCATATTGCGGCGAAACGTCATTATAAAGAAAAAAGTCGCCGTATTTAACAAGATTGCGAGCCCAGCAACGAAGATTAAACTCTACGTTAAGAGTATTATAGAAGAGATCCTCTAAAATGCTTTTAATTTTTTCATTATCGGAATAGATGTGAAGAACCCGACCCTTATCATCCTGCGCAACAGTTTCATCTGCGTAGATATCCATTGCAGCCGCAATTTCGGGTGTATTGTGAGAAATGACGGTATCTGTCGCAAAGTTTTTGTACCCATCTACGGTCAAGTCGTAGAGAGGAATCACTCCGTGGTATTCGACAGAGACAACCTTGAGGTTGTCATAGGTTTGAGAAAACTCTGTATAGTTCTTGTATCCTCGCTTCTTTAAACGATTATCAAGCACGGTAGCTGTAGTGTCTAAAGAAACTGCAAGCTGCTTCTTCGACATGCCTCTAGAAAAAGTAGAACATATTCTATCGAAGGTAACTGAATGGTTATATCGAGGATTATTCTTGTCCTGGTTGTCCCATCCTGCATTGTGCCAATCTGGGTTGTACGCCTTTGCGAATGTTTGGAAGTCTTGATATCCATGCTTTCGTAGTTTACGTTTGATCACATTCGAATCGGTATCAAGAACTTCGCACATTTTTCGAGAATTGAAGTTTGTTCTTTCAGCAATTTCTAGAATTCGACCGAAAGTGATGTCCTTCCGTTCGGCAGGATTGTTCTCAGACATAAACTTAGAATGATTGGTCTTGAACCTCTCGATCCATTCTGCATTTTGATCAGACCACTTTGCCCCGTTGATGATCTTCGTGTGAAGGCTTCTGTGATCGTGGTCCTTCATAATGCGTAAGTTTTCTGGTTTGTTATCATGCTTCGTAAAATTAACGTGATGCACAACCTCATCGACGGCGAGCTCGGAGCCTTTCATCATCTCACCGATGATCCTGTGTTCAGCGACCCAACCGTTCATATTTGAGCGTCGGTCCATCGTGTATATCCAGCGATAGCCCTCTCCCTCTTCTTTGCAGCCGTTGAATAAGTCTCTACGGTAGAAAGGCATCATTGCGTCGCCGGACTTTAGGTCTTCTATCTTGCAGAAAGTACCATCGCGCTTCATGAGGCGGTGATTTGGTGTTCCAGTGATCTGTTGTCCATTATCAAAAGTAACCGTGTAAGCATGGTCGACTCGAGTCTGTCGAGCTTGCTTTCCCATCGCTGGAACGATCCTACCTAGATTGTGATCGTATGCATAGATTACGAATGTTCTGTTCGAATCCACCTTGCACTCCAAAGAAAGCTCTTCAATAGTCTTGTATCCACCTGGCACCGCGATCTTTGTGTCCTTATGCAGGCAATATTCCATTTCTTGAAAATCTTGATATCTCATCAAACGTTCTGAAAGGTTATACGCGCTGGATGTAATCGTTGCGTATGTTGGAGCTAGCGATTTTTGAAAAAGTAAAGCACCAGACGATTTCGTCTTATCGACTACCGCAATTGTAGTATCAAGATTTCTTATCTTTCTCTTAACAACAGGACCACTCTTAAAGAGTTTAGAAAGACGTTGAAATAATGTTTGATCTTTTTCTTTTACCATTGTTAGTTGTGTCGTTCCAATCGTGGAAACGACTCTTTCGTAATTAGAACTAGATAATAACTTTTAAAAAGCCATAGTATACTTCTTTGTTTCTTTCTCGCGTCAGATGTTAGGTTTTATAGACACTTTTTTAGCAGACGGTGATTGCGATGCGGCGGGACTAGACGGAACTACATCGGGTTGTTTAGGACCATCAACATGCGTCATAGGAGAAGCAACAACTCTTTTTAACATTTTTTCAGTTTCTAAAAGATGTTTTTCTAGTGTTATGTTGGCCGCATCTGCGCTCGATAGAGCTTTCGAAGATGCTGACGACTTAAATAGCTCAATTGCTTTAAGAAGTTTACTAGCATTTTGTGCCATTGCCGCGGCTTGATCTTCTTTTTCACCTTCTTTTAAAAGTGAAACTTCTTCTGCAATAATTTTTTTCAAGCGGGAAATTGTAAGCTTGTGCATATTAATCCTCAATGTCAATTAATAGATATTAGTTCAAAAATTTTTAATTAGCGATAAAGCCAAGAAAAATCAGAAACGTCAACATGACGAACCATAGAAGGGTCTTTTGGTTTTAATGGATCACGAAAAGTTGAATTTAAGCCTCTAATGCTCGGATTAACTAATGGTTGCGCAGAATTTATATTACCTGGCATATTGGTATTGCGTTCTACTTTCGTAGCCTTTAACATAGCCATTGATAACGCCGTTGCGTGTTCATTAACGTTTGAATCTCCGGCTACCAGCCACGTCGCAATAGCTAAACTTATTATTAAGTCATCATGAGCATCTTTAGATGCCATTGCCTTAGACCCATTCCAAATAAATGCTTGAAGTTGATCGTAAAGTCTTTGAGAATAAACCTTAAGAATAGAATTGCGCGCAAGTTCTTCTAGTTTCGCCAATATTTGAGATCTTGTTTTTGTTTGTGTAGAAAAACCAGGAACTGCATTAGGATCCGTTGGTTTAAAATTGAATAGGTCACCTGATGAACCTTGATAATACAAATGAGGATAACCGTCATCTCGAAGTTTAACACATGTAAAATAACCAAACGTATTTTGTTCGGGACAAATTAATGCTTCATTATACATTTTGCCATATTCAAACAACAAGTCTGCTAATTTGTCAGGAGGAATTTTACCCATGTACTCAGCAACGACCTCGCAAGACGAGTCATCGACTATGTGAAATGTTGAAAAGTCTTTGGCATCGCCTCTTGAGATATCAGCTGCTAGAACATATTTCTTACCAGGCTCTGGTTTTCGCCAAATCCATACAGCAGATTGTGGGCCTGTTTTTTCTATAGGCGGGCGGATGGCTTCTCTAATAGACTCGAGTTCGCTCGGTTGTAAAAATGTATCTCCTGAGGATATAAAGTCGCACAAAAACTCCTGAGCGACTTTTCTCCTTGGAAGGTTTTTTGTTTCTCTAGCGAACCATTCTTCATCATGTTCAGGATGAACCCACCACGACAATTTTATAGTATTAAACTCATTTTGTTTTGTTTCTGCGTCCATCCAAAGTCGATAATACTGACCGCCAACGCCATTTGGTGTAGAGATAATAATGGCATTACCGCCCGTGGATAGAGTAGGATAAAGTCCTGTCCAAATATCTTCAAAGTCTCTAATGAAAGCTGCCTCGTCGACGATAAGGAGCGAAAGCGCTTCGGAGCGTCCGGCATCAGGAGATGTTGGAATAGCGGTGATTTGTGAACCATTATCGAATCTAATTGATTGTTTAGTTGGTTCAAATTTTGTAAGTAATAACCACTTAGGCAAACAATCTAACATGATTCTAACTTTTTTAATAAAATTCATCGCAGTCGATAATTTCGTAGCGATGACGAGAACATTTTTATCTTTTTTAAAGATAGAAAACCACACAGCATATGCAGCAGTGATTGTAGACAAACCTAGCTGGCGGGATTTAAGCGCTATGTTAAAACGATTATTCTGAAATTGTTTAATACAATCTTCCTGAAAATCGTACGTCGCAAAAGGTATAAGCCCTCGCACCGTATGTTGAATTTTTACATAGCGATTCATAAAGTAAACCGGATCCTTACCACATCGTAAGATCTCGTTTACTTGGTCACTTCTAGTTAGCGTTTGTTGCATTAGACTAATTCAAACGTTGTTTTCCTACGGAAATATGCTGTTCTTTTTGGATTATGTACATTAAACCCGATGATTTCAACAGACGTATTTGTAGAACGCTCCTTTATAGGGAGCGTCTCGCCTGTTATGTTTTTATAGACTGTCTTAACGTTTTTCACAACAGCGTTAACGATATCGATGGATTCCTTTTCATATGTCATATTCATTATGCTCATATCTTTTTCTGAAACGAAATTAACGATAGCTTGATATGAAGCTAATAAAACGTCACCTGCTAGTGTGAATTTAACTGAATAAGACGATGTCTTAGACGTTGACGACCTTCCCCACGTCGTATCTATAGCTTGTCCAAGTGCATTATAATCGATTTTAGGCATAGTATCTCCACCCTTAAATATACAACATTCACTCTAAGACAATATTTGAATCGACAAAACTTCTTCTTGCTATCACATTTTTTACAATATCTGTTGCAGGTCGCCAACCCATTTCCCATTTTTCCTTATTTGAATAAGCCCAAGTGTCTGCACAAGGCGAGCAACAACCAAACTTTTTATAAGTAAACTCGTCTTCTTTGTGACCAAAACGAATGTCACAAACATCACAAAATAATGGCATATTTCTTCTTTCATTTTCATCATAAGAAGAAGGAACTATCACTACATAATTTTCTCTATAACAAATTTTTCTATCACGAGGATAAGGTTGCCATGTGTGTTTCATAGATCTACCCCAAAAACAATTTTTGAATCTTTTTCGCTTTTCGTAATTTCTAAAATATGATCAACAACATCCTTGACACCATCTATATGAGTGATTATTAAAATTGTCTTAAAATATTTCTTAAAAGAAACCAATAATCTATTACATGCTTCAATAGCAGCATCGTCTAGTGTGCCAAATCCTTCGTCGATCACGAAGATATTGGGCTTAGACAAAGAAGAGATGTTAATCATCGCAACTCGAAGAGCCAATGATGCAATTGTCTTTTCCATGCCTGAACATAACTCTATGACTCGGCGGCTATCTCCATAGTTGATATAAATCTCTGAAGAATCCGTATTCTCGTCATTCTCCAGCTCGATAGTAAAATCTACGATGCCATGAAGAATTTTGGCTATTTCAATGTTAATAACGGGTAGTTGCGACTTAGTGATGATTAGTGGCAAACCTTTTTTGGAAAATGCAGTAGTAACCAATTCGCGGACCTTCATTTTCTCTAATAGATTATCTCTTGCAACTTTTTCTTCATTTATTTTTTCAAGATTAGCAAAGAGCTTTCCTTTACGCGTGGCGCTATCAAATTTATCAGTTGTAAGCGCATCTATAATGTTAGAAATATCTTCTATATTTGACTTAATAGAAACTGCATCTGCATTATCGTTATTTTTTAAAGCCTTCTCAAACGTCGTTAGCTTTTCTCTTGACGCTTTTAACTCTACTTCTTGAGAATGATAAATAGCTTTAAACTTTTCAAGTTCAATTTCTTTCTTCGAGATATCTAAAAGCAATTTAGTTTCTAAAGACAATAACTTCTCTATTTTTTCCAAACGATTGACTAAATTTTCTTTTCCAAGCTTTTCAAAAGACTTTTTTACTTTTTCTAGTTTCTTTTGTGATTGTTCTACTTCGCGTTGTTGGTCAACGAGCTTTGACTTATTGATGTGGGCGTCTTTGATAAATTTGCAGGTTGGATAATTATCTTCACAAGGTACCTCATCAAGAATTTTAAGAGATTTTTTTTGTTGTTCAAAAAGTGTATTTTCTTTCTCAAAAATAAACTTTAAAGATGTCAATGAAGTTTCAAGATCTTTAAGCGATGCTAGCTGAAGTCGTAATTGCGATATATCATTTTCTGACTTAATGGTTTCTATCGTTTTTAGTTTTTCGCTATTGTTATTTATTTCTGATTCTAAATTTGAGATGCTATCAAGGCAAGTTTTACATCGATTTTCAAGGACAACTAGTTGCTTAGCAAAAGACTCAACCTGGGATTTAGTAACTGGTATACCTTTGTGTTTAGATAGCTCAATCTGTAATTGAGAAAGAACTTGTTGTTTATCTTTTATTAGTTGGTGGCTGTCACTAATTTTTGTATCGACATCAACAATGTCATTTTCGTATTGTCTTATTAACGCGATCCAGTCTCTATCAGGATAATTTTTTAATTGTGACTTGTAGTTTGTAAGTTCTTTATTTGACAATTCATACATTTTGTCAAATATGTCAAGATCAAGAAATCTGGACAATACTGCCCGGCGTTTCATAGAACCTTGTTCTATGAATTGATTCATTTCTCCTTGCGCCGCCAAAGACGTTGTCATAAAATCTTCTTGATTTCCAATTAGCGTTCTAATAATCTTTTCCGTCTCTGCGCGTTGTTCACCTGCCAAATCTTCCGCTTCGCCATTTTCTTTGATCCTAAAAACATTTAAGGCAGTAGATGCGCTTAATACGCCTTTTTTACTTTCGCTCTTAACAGTTTGACGCTCAATAACATAATCGGTGCCATCATGATTGATAATAGCCTTTGACGAACAATAAGGCTTGCGAATATTACAAACATGAATATTTTTTATTGAGCCTCGGTCAGTTGTATTAAACAAGGAATACATCAATGCGCCAACGATAGACGACTTACCGACCCGATTAGGACCAAACACCCCGACAATACCATTTAGCTTATCGAAATTGATCATATTTCCTTCGCCATAGGCAAACATATTGTCAAACGATAAATATCTAAGTGACCATTTAGAATTATGCGGAAGCTCTTCAGTTAAAATCACAGTAGAAAGACAAGACTTCACTTGTTCAAAAACGATTTTCCATTGCTCAACGGTTATTTGAGTTCCAGAATAATAGTCATTGATTAACTTAAAAAGAACATCGGCATTCCTTAGATCGGCTTTTTCTAGCGTTGTTGTATTAGTTTTTATTATTGATTTATCAATAACAAAATCAGATTTAAACGTTACCTCAGTGGCTAATTTTGTATTCTTTAATGATTCGCTAATTAAGCTAAAATCTTTTTGTCCTAAGATATCGAAAGATCTAATTCGAAATCTAGTACCATCAGGATGTTTCGAAGCAGACGAAATTAAGTCTTCGATTGAACCGCGCCACGGAATCGTTACATACGGTTTGGGATTAGGCAACTTTTTAAAAGTAACATCCCATGCTAGCGAACTACTAATATCCCACAACAAATAACCATGATCTAAATCCTCTGCGTAATTTTGTTGTATAGGAGTTCCGCAAAAGCCTATCCACGGCTTTTTTACCTTTATTTTTATTTTTTTTCCCATAATACTTCTGTGAAGAATATTAAATTAACCTACGATAACGCAATCAGGATATTTAGACAAATCTGCTTCGTCTATTTCTATCTCTACATCTCGATATCCAAGATATTGCATCTTGTGTATATCGCCAAGAAACACATAAGAGTAATCCTTAAAAAAGTCGATAGTAATTTTGGTTTCGTCCAATTCCCAGCCTGATTCTGTTACGCAACCTTGAACAGGACCATGATAACATGCAATATTGACCTTGCCTGGTTCTGGTTTGACATTGTTCCATCCTTCTTCGTCGAAAAGAGAATAAACACACCAATTAAAACCAGGGTGAAACTCATACACTCCGCTCTTCTTGTAAAGATGAATACGCGGATTGTTCATTGCAACTACGATTGGAGATACAGCATCTTGGCGAGAAAGATTAACTAAATTCCCGTCATGATTACCAAGCGTTAAGTGTACTGGTGCTACTTCCGCCATGGCATTTAACCACCATGTTAGAAAATCAATATATTCAGGAGAAATACCTGAGGTTTTTGTATGAAAAATATCGCCGCCAACAAAAATGTGATCAACTTTATTTTTCTTACAGTCATCAATAAATGCAGAAAATATATCGCGATATTCAGCATGTCGAGAGAGCGACCGAATATGGATATCCGAAGTGTGAGCTATTCTCATAAGTTATCTTTTTCGAAAATGCGATTTAATAATATCGCGCAACTAAAATAATTTTTGCAACTTTTATATTGCGATACCTTCGTATATCAATATCGTTTTAATAAGCAACATAGACGAATTAATAGTTAACATAACAATACGCTTATTTTACGTAGATGTTCAATTACTGTTTAAAATCGTAGTCTTACGACATGACTATTCGTTATAAAAACTAAAGATTGCTGGCAGCGACGGCGCTAGCTCCGGCTTTAACTATATTCGCAACTTCCTTTGCGCCTATAGCTAATTCGACGCCCTTAACAGCAGTAGCGCCACCTTCGATAAAACCTAAAAGCGAAGCTCCTGCTTTAAGTACACCGACTAAACCATTCACTGCGAAATAGATTAATAATACCTTATAGACAAGCCCATCTGTTTTTTTTCTTGCGCCTGATTTGTCTGAATCATCTTTATATTGTTCGTACGTTATAATTTTTTTGTTTTTGGTTACATGATAACCTTTATTATTTAAAAACTTATATATTTGATAAGATAATGCATCTGGTATGATGTAGTCAATTACTTTTTCTTCTATCGCATGAGTAACATGCTCTGCTTTTTTAAATAGCGCAGCAGCTTTTGGTGCATTAAGAAAATTTGCTAATTTAAAAAGTCCTTTAAATAATAAAGGTAAGCCTCCAACAATAGCTAGCCCAAAACCCGCTATCATTTCAACGCCTGTTTCTCTTAAGATTTTTTGATGATTGATGTATTCATTTGTAGTAAGAATTGAATATGCTTCGCCGAGAGCGGCGCCAGTTTGAAGCTTTTTTGCCTTATCTTTTACAGGACCTTCTAGATCGCTTTGAACAACATCCAATGCTGACTCTTTGCTTAATTCTTTCGCCATTTTTAAAATATCGTTAAGAACGATAGAATCACCAGACGCTGCCATTCCTTGTTTAATAGCAGACATCACTAAATCTAATTCTTCTGGTTTATTAGTCAATGCTTCTATTTTTTCACTAATTGTATTAGCCCATTCACTAGCAGCAGACTTAAATTTTTCGCTAACATAATTTGATAATTTTTTTACGCCGTCTTTAACATCGTCCCATAGCCCTTCTTCGATAAGATATTTTCTTTGTAGTTCTTCTTGAATTATCTTTCGGATGCGCGCTTCAGATATCACGTTTGCGTAAATAACATTTTTCATCGCTATTAAATATTATATTCTAAAATTAATTTCTGCAGACTTCTTTAGTTTATTATAAAAAGTATCGTTCCATGTTAACGGTTTAGCTTCTGCTAGCGCGTTTTCAAACTCAGACTTTGACATATTGCCAGGATCTCCCCACGGTCTAACATCAACTACAACAACATCAACGTTGTATTCCTGCAATTTCTTAACTATTTTTGGCATCTTTTTATACCACATATCACCATCAAGAGCCAAAGCTATTGGCGTATTATACATCAATATTTTATTAAATATTTCATGGCGCTCGTCAAGGTCAGAGCCTAATAACGCAGTTGAATTTTCTGTACATTTAACCAAATCAAATGGGCCTTCACATAAGACTAGCCTTTTTGTCCAATCCAAATTAATTTCATTAAAGACTATTGGGTTTTTATCAACATCAGGATTATCATACTTGGGTTTTTTATTTTTATCTATCGCTCGAGCTGCAAAATAATTCAATTCACCAATAGAATCAAAGGATGGCATAAGAATTCTTCTCTTCCACCTTGGTTCATCAGAAACCCCGAACTTAAAATACCAAGCATCTCTATCCGTTAACCCTCTAGAATAAATGTATCTCCATGCTGCTTTAACATCAGGATCAGATTCATCGGCTAATGTTAACAATCGAAAATCCTTTGGAAGCTCTATTTTTTCGACACGATCAACATCAGCTGTTATTAGATTGGTTCCTGTGCCTTGTCCAGTTAATTCCCGATATAAATTAAGGTGTTCCTGCGTTCCATATTTACGAATTAAAGGAGCGAGGCTACGGGCCTTCCATCCACATGCCCAACAGTGATTTGCGTCATCGGTTGTACGAATGGCTAGTTTTTTCTTGGTTGGATCTGTCGGGGCACAAATCGGGCATTTAACATCAAAATTAAGCCCATTACCTGAAATTCGACCTCGACCAAAAATCGACTCATAAAATTTCAGCTTATCCGTGAGAGAATGAACCACAATATAACAATATAATGCTATATCATGGTTGTTCACAAACAAGAAACACCTCGAAAAGAGGCACCTCTGCTAAACTACGCTTTACTATTTCAAATCTCTTCGACGCAATTGACGAAGCTGTCTTCATCATCGATTGATTGTGCGCCACCCATGAGCTCATTATCGAGCAACGCTGCAAACTTCATGAGTGAGGTGTAGGATCCATATCCCAACAGACTATCGTATTCAGCGGAATAACCATCTCCTTCGCCTTGTGGTCCTTCAAAGTTAACAACAATTGCGTTTTTTCGGGCGACGCCTTTAATCATGGTAACTAACTTTTTTAAAGGCATTTCAAGATTGTCAGCAATCTCAGAAATGTTAGGAATTTCGATTTGCCCATCAACTTCCGGCTCTGGCATTGGCATTTTTCTTGCCGGCATTTCTCTTAATGCCGATCGCTTTACTTCTTCCTTGATAATCCTGCGGAGCTGATTGATTGTAATTTTCATGCGTATTATCTTTCATGCGTAGATGGTTAAACTATATATATCGGCAAATAGCAAATAGCAAATAGCAAATAGTGAATAGTGAATAGTGAATATTAAATATTATTTTGAGTTAAACAAGCAGCCCGGGCAATCACATAGGAATCACACATGTCACGAGAAGCATCAATAGGCTTACCGTTCTTTTTTGTTGGCCATTGGATATGTTTCAAATCATGCTCAGACATATACTTAAAAACTTGTTCTTTTCCGCTCATACCTGCTATTGATGTCCGTTGCATCTTTATTCCACAAAGTTTTCTTGCATGAGATGCCGAAATATATTCAGGATCAACTTTGAATATTTCCCTAGAAATGTAGGAGCATATTCCGTTAAATCTCATTAATGTTGTGATTGTTGCTGCTGATGACATTCCCGTACGAAACCCCATGAGTGGTTGCTCGAGAACGATTCTATATTCGCCAGGAAACTTCTTTAATAATTTAGAAAGTTCTAAAGCAGTAAGGTCGGCTTTTTCCCAAAGCGTTTTACACTTCTTAAATTCAAGTCTATCAAGATAAAGAATGTGGGATCCTTGATTGTTTAAGGACAACTCAGGATCAACAATACAAATTCCAGTTACAGAAGTAGAAACATCTAACCCAAGAACCAAGGATCCCACATAGCTATTATTAACTTAGAATGACCTTAGTAAAATCTAGTTAAAGAAGACCCATATCTTTTAATTCTATTTCTGTAAGTATTTTGTAGGTCATATTATGCATCATACACCATTCTTTGGCGGCCTTTGTCTTCTTAACAATGACTGCCTGATTTAGTTTACGAGACGGTTTGACCTCTACCACAACTTTGCTACCATCTTTATATTCTATCTGGAAGTCTGGATAATATTTGCGAATCTTTTGCGTTTTCACATTCGAAACATACTCGATAATAAGCTTCTCGTACGACCACATGACGACATCGGGATTTTCATCCAAATGGACCATATACTTTTGTTCCCAGCCGGAACGATACTTACATTCTCCAGCAATTGGTGAAACATGTAAGCCTCGATGGTAACGGCCTTTCTTTTTTTTTCTCTTCGCAGTTTTTTTCTTTGGCGCGACCATGGTTTAAAGTATTCCTCTCGACACAAGATCATATGCCATCGCTTGTTGTTCTCACAGTAGTAGGACACTTATGTATGCATAAACGAGCTGAATCTACCTGTCACCAATCAAATGTGACTTTAAATAGAATGCGATCACCTTCACGTTTCATAACAGGTTGAGCTAATACTGCTTTAGCCACAACATTTAAGTTTTCGTCGTGAAAATTCAAACCTGAAATATAAACAAACTTTTCTTTATCATTTAAATCTAGCGAAGCGCTAATAGAATTTTCCGTTGCGATATATGAAGGATTAGAAGAAGAGTTTAAGAAGCCTCTAGGCGCCAAGATCTCATATTTAGAGGTAAATAATTTTTGTTCTCCTTTAAATGACATTTCATATGCCTCCTTACCAAAGAAGTATAGGTGAGGACTTTTAATTAAGACGACGCCTTCATCATAAAAAATATTACCAACAGAATTCCAAACGCAATGAGGTGTCAAAGAGTCAGCACGATAAATATTGCCGAATCCATCGTCTTTTAACTTAATGGAAATCGTTCCATTCGAACCTGACAAAGAAGAGTCTGTAATTTCAAAACTACCTGGCATAATTCTGCAACCATAGAAGAGGTTGCTAATATCGAAAAATGTAACCTGATTAGATGACGGGTCTTTTAATCGTTGAAAAATAGTTAATGGTACATCTCTTTGAACGCCTGGGCCATAATTGCCTTCATCAGTAGTTATTATTTCCTCTATTCTTTTCTTGGTATTAACAACAGCGGTGCCAGGAGAGTTTCCTGGATTTTCTGGTGTGAATCCTATTTGCTGGTTAGATAACGTTTGATCGCGGGCATCATCATGAATTTTACTAAAAAGTAATGATGACGTACTTAACAAATTATCAAGACTAATCATGCTTAAGTCAATTCGATCCCAGGCATCTCGAGCCTTATTATTAATTTCGTTTTTTATGATTTGATAGTTAGGCTGAAACGTTCCATCATCGCAAGGTAAAATAGTTAAATTTCTTTTTCTAACAAAAGAATCGTTATATAAAAATTCGTTAGCAGGTATTGCGTCAGTCGTATAATCTAACGCCGTTCCCGACAAATGGTGCAATCTTGGAAAAACGTTATTCGCAAAATCTTTAGTAAAATTTTCTAAGTTAATATAATGACCATTAACACCGAATGCCATCGCAACGTTAAACGGGTCATCAGTAGAACCGTCTATTTCGAAGAATGGAGTTTGCAAAATACCACCATAGGCTTTACCGCCGGCTGAAGGAGCGTTGGTATATCTACGAATATTAGTGTTTTCAATGAAAAAAGGTGGAACATAAAATGCCAGCTTTTTAGCATCTGCAGTACCAGGATTACTTGCTGAAGTTTCTAAAATTTGACGATCGCTTAAATAATCTCTACGAATCATCGGAGTGTGTAGTTCGGCTTTTAGAGGATGATTAAATCGATAATAATCAGGTTGATCGAGCGATCCAGCGCTATCTACGAGTTCTTCTAGACCTTCCCGAGTAGAAGATATGTCACTAAAAAAATACACTTGACTTCCATTGTTCGAATTTATACCTTCGTAAAAGTTGCCCAAGCAAAGAACGTTTGGGTCTTCCTTAGAGGTATACGTCTTAGGCATAATTGTACCTGATGGTATAACAAAAATCCCCTTATCAATGCCATTGATATTAAATGAACCAGTTCCATCATTGATTAAATTTGTGCCCCAACGGACAACAACACGTTGCCACTTATTCCACTCTAGACTATTGTCTTCTGATAAGAAAATTAAGTCGTTCGGATAGTTTCCATAAATAGCTCGCGAAGGGGGAATATCGGCACTATGACTTAGTTGCAACATTAATCTAAAATAAGCTGGCAAACCGTTTTCGTCTTTTCGAGAGCCTGTAATTAATGACAATGCATAACTTGAAGATAAGTGAAATATTGTGCCGGCTTTAAAGTGTCCTTGCGTTATTTCATCTTTTTTATATCGAGGATTTATGTGAAAATCGAAAGAAAAAGCTCCTGATAGCGCATATGTTCCGCTTACATAGCTAACATGCTCGGGTAAATCAGCATTCTCTAAACTAGGATATAAAAGTACTGAAGAAGTTGGAATAGTTTGATTAGAGAAAAAATTTAAACTATGATAATTGGTATATGCCCATTGCGCAGTCGGATATGACATGCGATAATAAGGCATTAACATATCTTTTGTATTTAATTTTTTTACGGTGTTTGATGTGAATGAAACACTCGGCGTGAAACGAGTTATATCTAAGCGTTTTTGTTTTTTTATAGAAGAAGGCTGTTGATTTATTTCGTCTAAATAATCAGTCATGTTTGTATAAAACGAACCGCTTATAGGCGTTTTTTTTGCGATTGATAAGACGGCCTGTCTATACAACTCTATATCTTCGTCATTAATAGTAGAAAAAGAAAAGTTAGATAAAGGTCTAACTTCTTTTTCTATCTTAGAAAAACGAGCAAAAACGTTAACAGATCCTGTCACTCCTAAAATGCTAGAAGAAATATACGATCGTTTAGGATTGATAATTGTAGTAAAAAATTCTACGTCATCTGATGTAACAGGTAATATTGCCATCTTCTTCGTTTCATATCAAAAGATAGTGATTATTCGATTTCAAAAATCTAATCTAACTCTAAATGTTAAATCTCTTTCTGGACTCTTTTCGACTGGACGACTTAGTTTAGCAACAGCGAGAAGATTACCTGCAGCATCGTACAAGCCGATCCCTGTTACGAATGTAAACGATTCTTGTTTATCTTCCTCGCCTGGATCAATAACTACAAGGCGACCTCGCGAGTTGTTTGAAGTATCAACAAATGTTGGATTAGACGAGTAGTTAAATTCGTCTGCCGGTGCACGACAAAATATTAATGATGAATTAATATTAGTTACATTTTGAAATGTGATTGCTGTAAGTGAGCCTGATTGAAAACGAGTTCCGGCAAGATGGTCGATTATATTATCGATACTACCAGAAGTAATAAAGTCAGGAATAAATTTAGATGTATTTGCTGTTTCGGTACCTGGGTTACCAAGTACCATTGTCCCGAGAGGATGCATCGCGTCGATGGAGCCTGACATAAACTGGCTACCTGAAACTATTTGTGCGAGGTCAAATACTGCGATACCGGCGTCATAAAACATTAAGCCAACTTGACGAGAAGTTTTTGCAGAATCTACGATGATTCCGTATTGACCTCCTGCTACGTTAAATTTTTGCGTTGAAGCTCCTAAATCAGTAAATATTACAGATCCTGATAGCGACGTTGAATCAAGATTGGTTTTACCGGCAAGATCATCAGCAAAAGGAGGCTGATCAGTGTCGCCAACTTTTGAAGGATTCGAAGCAGTTTGATAAAATCTCATCGCAAAAGTTTCGCGCTTAATTTGATCTCTTGAAAACAAGCGCTTAAATGCAATAAACATTGCTGAGTCAACAGTAGTCGTAGTCGTTCCTTCAAGCGGCACTTTAAACAATGAATCGCTATTGCCTAAAAGCGTTTGTGCAAACTGTCGATAAACATCAACTTTTTCGCGCATCATTAATGAGCTACTGGGATACAAGGCTTTTCCTGTAGCATCAACATCAGTTTTAGTAATTGCAGCTATTCCTGTTGTAAGTGATCCTTCAGGCGCAATACCGACAGTTATATCAAACACGGCATTCGCTGTTTGTAACGTAAAGTCTTGATCATAAACAGTTTGAAATAACGATGAAGTGACGCCAGGACCGACCCCGCCTGTCACGAAATGCTGATATTTTCTTCTAGATGTTGAACCGCTTATATCTTCTTGTAAAACATCAATAAGCTGATTTAAAAAAGATCTTGCAGTCTTTATATCGCCAGGTGCTAATTCGTGAAATGTCGCCATCTTAATTTCCTCGTAATTTAGATCTTATATCAACGCATCGATGAAGTAATAGTAACGGGTAATTCGACTACTGAGCCAGAACTTCTACCAACTATCTTGATAGATGTTGTTATTATCCGGGCGCTGTCTGTAGTGATTCTACCATAAGTAGTAAAAATTGTTGATGTTAATGGTTTGACTTTAAGACTAAATTCCAATGTTGGAACTGTCCCGCCATTCGTGGTTCTAATAACGTACTTTGCGATTTTATTAGAATCGGGAGAACCTACGGCTGATTGATTCAGTATGGTCAAAAATAGATCAGGTATATACACGTCAAAGTTAGTTTCGATTATATCTGCGTCAATTGTCGATTCGCCACCTTGTGGTTGTTGTTCTATTTTGATCGAAGCGGTAACATTTTCTCCGCTAGTAGATAATACCACGGAAGTTTGAGTCGTTGGTACTAATGTCAATCTAGGTAAGTAAATAAATGGTCTCGGAGCACTAATCATTCTATATTTAAGACCTAGATTTTGATTAGTAAATGCTTCAAAAATCGGAGTATTTTTTTCAATTTTCTCTCTTCCGATTGTTCTGCCGTATTTTGTAATAATGCCATAATTGACTTCGTCGTCGCCTAAAGAAAATTTTGCGACTCTAAAAGAACCGTCATTTCTTGCTAGCGCTTGCCGACCGAAATCCGTTAGTACTGCGTCTAATATGATATTGTTCGTTGAATTATCTAAATAGCCCAATTTGAAGCCTCCACATGCATAATCTTACAATAGATATCGAATCAATAAAATTATAGCTCTAAATTAAACCGTTGTCAATTCATAAGGGTCATCTATGACAATCTTTAATGAATCACTTTTTTGATTTTGAAGATTAATAAATTGAATCTTATAATAAGCATTGTCTTGTTTCGTAGAAACCATTCGCTGAATTAATCCAGTTTCATTGATTATCTTAAAATATTCAGGCATAAAATAAACCTTTAGTTTAGTAGAACTAAATCCATCAGTCTTTATAACGTCTTTAAACGCGTCGACGTTTATGTGCAAGTTCGGATAAGGTTTCGGTGCACCGGCCGAACTAATCAATTTTTTCACCAAAATATTTTTAAAAAAATCAAAAGTAACTTCAAACTGCGAACCATAGTTTGAAGACATCCCGTGTGCATCGATTGAAGTAATAGCGTAAATATATTTAGAAGATTTTTGACTTTCAACGTCGATCTTAAAATCTTCATCTATAAAAAACAATACAGGTTGATCAGAATATTCAACAAACTGTAGAACTTCTGGGGACATATTTTTAGCGTTGCCGTCGACAACTTCTCCGGTACGATACTTTAATTTAGATTGATCAAAGCACTTTTGTACGATTAATTCAAACGGTTCTTCAATCTTTTCTCTTCTAAAAACTTGAAATTGTGTAATGTCTCTTTGCGAATTAACCGGCATGCCCCAGGCAACTTGTAGGCTTTTTTTCCTATAATCCCATATAAAATTTAGTTCTACTGGATGAGGAGGTGGAACAAATTCAAAGGTTTTGACTGTAGTCGTAACAGGATGCGATCCTATATAATATTGAATTTCCCTTATTTCATTTGTTTCTTCGTCATAACCCGTTGTAGAAATTCTTACAATCGATCTAATAGAATAAAAATACTCTTTACCTAAAAGAATAGACGTATCAATAAAATCGAGTACATAAGCATTTTCTACTGTGTAAGTTTTATCCTTTTCATAACCATCTGCAGTATAGATGGATCTTTCTATCAGATAACCGATTAATCCTGCAGAAGTTTCAAAAGCATCAGGCGTTTGTATCGCAGGACCGACATACACAGGTTGTGTGTATACGTCGTCTATCTCTGCAGTTTCTTTATGGACAAGCGTATAGTTTTTATTTATTTTTTTCCTTTCGTGAGGAAATAAAGAAGATGAAGCAAATATGTCTATTGCAGCTAATTTATTAATCTGCAAATTTAACGGATTTTTATTTGCTTTAGCTTTTAATGCTTCATATCCGGAATTAATTTTTATTTGATTATTACTAGAATCATAAAAAGTTATACCATGACTACGCGCAGAATCAGTAGCAATATCCTCTACGCTTTTTACCGAGGATGCTATATTTAAAAACTTATCCTTTTCCGATACAGCGCCTCTAATTGTTTGATTAGTTAAAGAATAGTTTTTTAGTGAATTTTTGTTATATGTATCGACAAGTTTTGATAAGCTAAATCCTGAATCGCCTAGTTCATCATTTGATAACGAATATTGTTGTTGTTTATTTATTTGATTAATAGAATTAGGAAATGTGTCTCTAGCTTGTCGCGCAGGTTGAGCAGCAGTTATAACTTTTGGAATACCCATAGGCGAGCTATAGTCTATAGAAGTTTTATTTTGCGTGAAACTTGTATTAGTCATTGATGATTGAGGAACATCCATGGAGTCTTTGCTAGTGCCGGCCGCTATCTCAGGAAAAGCATCTTCTATCCCAGGATATAACTTTCCGCCGAGACTCATTATCTCAGAACTTGCGTCTCGAATAGAATCATAATTTGAAACAGAGTGAGAAGAAAACTTCGATTTTAAAAAAGATTCTTCGGTTTGAATTTTATCTAAATTTGATTCAATCGAAGTAGCCGGGCTGTTGGCAAGAAGAAGTCCTGCAGGTGCAATAGACCCTACAGGACCGTGCCATTGAAGTTTAATGTATCGTGGAATACGGAGCGAGAAATCTATAACTTCAGAATTGATTTGTTCTATAGACTTTCTTTTTAAATGATTGGGGATATTAGAATTTTCATTAGTTCGTTCATCTATTGTGTAATAGTTGTAAAAAAAATTTGAAATAAACTCAGTAACGTTGGGTACCTTCATAGAAACTACAGGCGACGATGGCTTAGAAAAACTAGACATTACTGTTTCTGGTTTAGAAAATGTCATGATGCTTCCGTCCCTTCATACGTTTCTAACGCTACATAATATTTGTCGAATGTAGGTTCATTTATGTCATTTCTACTTAACGAAGAAATGTCGCCTGTCGAGCCAATATACTTTTCTATTACGCTTTGTGGCGTCCTTTCATCAATTTCGAAATCGTCTGGATCGAAGATAATGTGAAATGCTCTGTCAAACTTTTTTGGTAAAATTAACGATCTTATCATTGATAAATCGCTAGTTAGCAACGTGTCATCATTATAGAAGTTTTCTGCGGTGCTTTTCATAGCAGTGCTGCCTCCAGGCAATTCGGCAACAAACTTAGAGAATTGAGATTGAGATTTTTGAGAGATAACATTATATTGTTGATATTTGTGTTCGTCAAAAGGCAGGTCTGTAGTGAGTCGTAAATACTCTTCCATTAAAAAGCTTGTCGAATGATTATCAAAAATTTCACTAAAATCTTTATCTGATAAAAATGAATAATCTGTATCTTTAAGAGACGATTTTTCTAATGCATCTATCAATTTAAAATTATAATCTTCTGTATTTTTCAAATGTGGTATATTTTCGATTACGTTTTTATCAAACAACTGAAATGAAGAAGCTTCTGACATCATCCCGCGGGGAGAATTTGATGGACCTGTTGTTGTAAATATATCTTCGCTTTCTGATACGCTAAATCCATTATCAACGAAGTTTTTCAAAATTCTAGTCGGAAACAATCCTAGATCGAAAAGATATTTTTTTGGTCTATAGATCACATCCGGTAAAAATGAATTTACTCTATAGATACACAAATTAACCAAACTATTTCTATGTCGAAGTCCGCTTAAGTTAGAAGAATTTATTCTCATTCTTCTGTGCAGCTTTTGAGGTATACCTATCGAAATAATTTTTTTATTAGAACCTACACCTTCGACAAATTCTTTGGATGCTAAAAACCCCTTTAAAAAAGTGTTCCAGGCGACGAGATGAACATCTTCTATAGGCAACACACTTTCGATATTATTAACATCTCTTAGACTTTGAAAATGAGGATTTGAATCTCTAATAGGAGAAATGTAATCTTTTGCTAGTCTAGTTGCATAATCTTCAAATTTACTTCTCATCAATAAGAGTTGTTCTTCAGACAATAAAGATCTAGCTAACGCTGGATTGCCTATTTGTCTAGACAATATAAGCAATGTTCTTCCGTATAATCCTGATTTGAGCGACAAATTATTTTTTAATAACGTAAATTCACTTTTTAGTTGATAAACGAATGAATAAAATTTATCAATAAATCTAGTCGTTTTTGTATTGTAATCCGTCAACATGTTTTCTACCTTAACAATAATTTCATCATAATGTAGCGCAACTAATTGAGGAACATTCGAATTAGAGGGTAGGTCAAAAATCCTAATTTCACGTTTAAATGTTGGTGGCAATTCAAAAACTCTTATGTTTTGTTTAGGCGTATTTATTTTTTTAATTCCGGTTATCGAAGAATTATAGACTTTATTTGCACTTGAGAATAAAGTTGGCGAGTTGGGAAGTCCAAAAGATTGATTTTTATACACATCGTTTTCAATTAAATTAAACTTAGTAATCCCTTGATTCGCCTCTGACGCGCTAAGAAAAACTTGAACAACTGAATTTTTTATCTTATTAATCGTTATTTTGTGGCTTGATTCTCCGCGCGCGGAAGGCTTCTTTATTGACCCTAATCTCTCAGGATTAGCAAGATGAACCATTAAGCAGCATAATTTGAATATAGAAATTAGATATAAGGTTTTTTGAATTCCTGTGTATGTTGATTTTTTATCTGCTGAAAAACCTGTATTGTTATTAGTGATATTTAAAATTTGAGTTGCAGCGGCAAAATTACTTCTATTTTGATCTAGAAAAAATCTTCCGTTAGTTTTTGAATTTTGGTTATCAACATCAAAATTTTCATTAAATTGAGTCAGCAGCGCGCCAATCTTACTTAATATTTTTAAACCTGAAGAGCCATTAGAATTATATTGAGACAATAGTGCTTGTTTTATTACGTTAAGCGACAAAACAGTTTCTTCGCGGACCTTTGATGTAGCGTCTATGACTTCTTCAACAAATAAGCTTTTAACTCTTTTCATGATAGTCTCTACCAGGATTATTCTAATAGTACTATCAGCAGGAGCAGAAACATCACCATAGTTTGATTCATTCGCCGTCGAAAATGCATTTGCAGAATACATCTGTAGTAAAAACAATAAAGACTGTAATTCAGCGTCGTCTTTATCCAATGCCAGTGAAATCAATAATGCGCTCACATCGTTATCTTTATCTTTAAATTGCTTATTAGTCCATAACTTAGGACCGCCGCTTCGCCTTAATAAACCTGATCCGTCTAAAATATTTTTTTCTATATGTCTAAGCAAATTCACAGGATTAGAAAGAGAATCTTTTATGTCTTCTTGCAGTCGATTTTTTGCGCTCGCCGAGTTTACTTCGGCTGAGAGTCGCACAAATGTATTAGTTAGTGAGACGCCTGATTCTGAAGCTTTCGTAATTTTGTTCAATGCGCTTGAATATGGAATTGCTGGCTTAAATGATAAATCATCTTTAACCATCTTTAACATATTCGTGGCGGAATTTAGTCTTGATGAATATCGATCTAAACGCGTGGCATCGAACCCTCCTTTAACTGGGTTTATAGAACTCTCAAGATAATAAATCGTTCCAGGTGTTATTACTACGTTAGGTCTTACAGTACCTACATTGTCGTTAATATATCTATCCTCAAATGACAACACCTCTACTCCATCTGGTTCTATGGTTTGTGCTAAACTAACCAGTGACTTGCCACCCCCAAGAGGCGTCGGCGCAATATCTGTTATATCGTCGCCGACTTGTCCAATAAAATAATTCCAGATATTAGAGTTTTTACCGCCAAAATTGAATGGATAACCGTAATCAGTAACGATCGTTGATCTCATTTTAGTAGAATAAACGTACTCTTTACATAAAAGATGACTTAGCTTTGCTATCGATTCATCTATACTAGAGGCATCAGAAAATATTTTTTCATTAAAAATAGAACTATTGATATCGTTTGAACTAAACGCAGCAGCGGTAACTGTTATAATCGCGCCGATAGAACCAGCATCGCTTTTTAATAAACTTTGTATAGGGTAAGTTAGCACTTGTTTTTCATTAAATTTAAACTTTTTTATTAATGAAGACCTAGCAGGATTAAGACTAAGTGCGTCGTAATAAGAAGAATTATAAGGATCTATTCCTAAAGCCGTACCGTCAGATAAAAAAGACTGAGGCATTCCATTAGCTAAAATTTCTTTTAATTCTAGACAACTTTGCAGCCAGATCTTAGTCGGTGTCCACGAATTAGTAACATTAGAAGACTCGTTTAATATATCTTCAACGCTTAGTGGTAGCGAATTAGCATAAAAATTTTGCGCGTCCGGATCAGTCAAGTCGTAATCAGATGGAAGTATATCAATAAGCTTTAATATATTAATGTCGATCGGATATCTAAAATCCAACTTTTTTCTAATTGATGAAAAATGATTTAAAAGTTCCTCAATCCCGCTAGAATGTGTCAGCAGATATTCGGATATTCGATCAGCGCGACCTTCGGCATCAGCTTGTAAAGAGTTTCCGACTAAAGGATTAGTAAGTAAATCTTGTATAATTTTTGATGATCTAATAAGAATAGAATCTTGTTTCGTTTGTAAATATTCTCCGAATTCGTTTAATCGATTTTGACTATCGTAAACAGGTAAGAAACTTGAAAAAGCTATAATCTCAGGACTATTACTAATAATACCTGTAGTCGTATCAAAAGGCTCAACTTTTTTTTGTTGATTTATGCTAGGAATCGTAAACGTTTCATCTAAATTAGTCTTTGAAGTTTCATAAGAAACACTAGAAGGCTTAGGAATTTCAAAATTAGCAATATTATGAGCAGAACCCCCGATGGATTGAGCAACTACGTTTCCGTGTCTTAAGACTCTAGATTTTGATAACATTTATTTCTCCGAAATTTGTTGTTTAAAATACAACTCTTCTGGATCTACGACAACAGCATTAGATCTTAACGCTGTACCTACTGAAAAGTCATATAAAACAGGAATCACATAATAAATAATTGTTCCTACGTCTGCTGGACCTAAAAAGTCGAATAATTCTTGTCCTATGAACGCGCCTAATAATTGTCTAGTCGAATTAGCTTCTTTGACAACAACAAAATGATCAAACTCAGATAAATTACCCGTTAGGCTCCAGTGTAGTCTAATTTTATTTGCATCGATCCTTTCAGCAGCGAGCGAATTAATCATATATAGCTTATTCATGCCCGTCAGCAAATAGGTCGCTGTTACGCCTATCTCTCCATCCTCATCTATTTTTTTCATTATCATGTTATCTTGTTCATCAATAGCGGGAATGGTTCCACTTTCCAAATAAGAAGGTTGTCTCCACTTGTGAGGCTTATAACTAAAGGTCGATGGTGGCTCGCCGCCGTGATGGGGCAGATTCACTAAATGAACCAGCCCTTTAATCATAGTAGCTGGATTTCTAGCATACGTTCTTACTTCATATAGATAATCGGCCGTGACATCTAAGTCTTCTATTCCATGCATCTTTCTATTGCTCATATCATCATTAAGAAAATATTCGCTTTGGCTATTTCCCAATGATGCGTTCGATGTCAAATCGCTAAAAAATTCTCTAACTCCATTTTTTAAATTTATTCTTGCAACTTTATGATAGACTATATCGTCTAGTTTGTCTAAACCAGTATTTGGATTTACCTCTATAGAAACACCTGGGGCGTTTGCTGCAATAAGGCCGATTTTGTCAGAAACATAAGACCGAGTGCTGGTAATATTAAATCTGAAATTAGGACGACCATCAACTAAAGTTGATGTATGATTAGACGTTGCAACAGCAATTCCTTTATTATTAATTTTAAAATATTGATGTATCTTGCTAATGGATTGCCTTACTTCGCCAGTCGTCGTTTTATAACTCAAAAAATATTCATATATATCTCCACTTTTTACTTGGTCATCTACTAATAAAGTAGTGTCTCCTTCAAAATCTCTATATGGAATAATCACTTCTTTTTTTTCAAAAGAAGAACCGTTCCATGTAGATCTACTAATTTGAAATTGTGCTGCATAAGATGGCGGATAGTTTAATGTAATCTCTACAGCGTCTGTCACACCAACATTTAATTTATCAGTAACTATCAAAGTTACGGTATCAATAGGCGTATTTTGTCCAGAAATTACGCCATCAGCGCGCGGATTCAACGTTGTAGTTAAGGCATCGCCTGTGATACATCTAAATATATTAAATTTGTTGTCAGGTATAGCTTCGCTTATAGCACATTCATCACCAACCACTAAAGTAGTATATTCGCTAGCTATACTATAGCGAGTACATTCTCCACGATTATTCATTTCCTTTTTTTCTATTCTTATGTAACTAGAATTAGGATCATTTTGTATAACGCTAACTTCTTGACGGTCTTTCGTCGGTGCCGCAAGTTTAGGACGAATAATCGGTTGCTTAAAAAACTTTAAGTGTTTTGTAAGATTGACCGAAGTCGTCTTTCTTTCGACAGGAACTTCGTTTACAATAAGTCTTGCTTTTTTATTTCTTTCTAGTTTAAAAAGTTCTAATTGTACTTCGAAACTTCCTTGCACCAGATTTTTTGGTATCAATAGATACACTGGTATAGACACCTTATCAACAAGCTTTCTTTTTTTTGCTGACCGATAATAGGCACTTTCGCGAGGCAAAGATTGCAGCGCATCGCGTATATAATATTTTCTAATCGAGTTAATAATTTCGTAATCAGTCCTATCAAGTTGTAAATTGACAACTTTCATCGGATGGACAAGAAAATTAGAAATTAATTCTAGATTAAGTTTTCTAATATCACCTTGATCGACATCGGATGAATCGTATAATGCATTACGGTTATTAACTAATTCTAAACTATCTAAATAAGAATACATCCCTTCTATCTGAGATGCATGTACTCCAGACTGTAGCGCGCGCGCTACCTCGGGGTCTATATAATCGCGTAGATTAGCAACGCCTTCTGCAATTACACTATTGCTTTTTGCTATAGCTTGTTTCACTTGTCTAACGTGTTTAAATTGAATATTTTCAATTTCAAACTTGCCTTGTTGTGCTATAATGGCTTTTTTCTTTGGAGGCTGCGCACTTAATTTTTGAATATTAGAATTGTCTTCAATAAAAACATTTTGATTAATACACTTGATGACTACTTTACTAAGGAATTTATTGGCTATCGCTATTTTAGAAACTCTAAAAACGAATTCAAAAACGTATGCTTCTTCGATTTCGTCAATTAACGTTGCGAAATGAGGCGTAAATTCTATTAGGTTTTTTTGTTTATTCGTAAAAGAATATGATTGCATCGTAACTTCTCTCTAAAAATCTTCTTCATTAGATCCGAAGACTAAAGTAAATAAATGTATGAAACAATCAGATCCCGAATCATCGACTATAAGTTTTCCAATAAAAAACACGTGATGACTTGCTACTTTGATAGATTGCGAATTATTATAAACCTTGCCGTAGTCAATAACGTCTAGTTTTCTTACTTCGTTATTTGTTATTTCAAAAAATTGTGCAACAATATCATTATCTCTTGATGTTGGATCGAAATAAATTACTCTTGAGTTTTCTTCATAGCTCTTTAGTTCTTGCGTTATTCTTTTAAACGTAAGTTTTTCAATTTTCCCCCATGGAGGATAGTTTCCTAACCCATATCCGCTATTAATTAAAGCTGAGATGTTCGTTTTGTCAGCGGTGCCTGGTCTTGTCTTCTTAATAGGTGGCAGCCATTTAAAGTTAATTAAATTTCTTAACTTTTCATCATTAAATAGTGAGTCTATTAAAGACGTATTCGTTGGTTGAATTAATTGAATCGTTTCTTTATTAGGTACGATTTTAAATTCTACCTCGTTAGGGCTCAAGGCAAATTGATCATCATTAAACAATCTGTCTATCGTACTTAAAATTTGTAGTTGTTTGAAACTATCTATAGAGGAACTTAATATACCTTCTATTTGAGAAGCGAATTTAGATCCAGAGACTATGGTATCGGAAATGGAGCCAGATATAAAATTCGTCTCTACTTTTTTTAATTTCCCGCGACTAATGTTATGAGTAGGATTGTATGAATTTAATAAACCTGAATCATCTGCTTCAAAAGTTATTTGATCTTGTGGAACGTTAAACGCTTCAAGATATATTTTCCTAGTCGGGTCTATGTGGCCTTCTAATGTATCTGATTCATAAACAACATGAGCGTCGGTAAACGTAGCGTAATTGATACTAAACGTGTTAGCAGCAAGTTGACGTCTACCTTCATGCGTTATAATCGCATCAATCACTCTAGATTTATTATCTAATATTCCGCTCATGTTTCTACATACCAAATATGTAAGATTGTTAGAATGTGGCCTATTTAGTGCTAGAGTATCTTGGATGCCAAGGTGGCTAATTCCGAGCGCTCGCCCTTAATAAGACTAACATGACCTGCGATGCTATGTTCTTTAAACTTTTCAACTGCATAAGTTAAGCCATTTGTAAAAGTATCAACGTGAACGTTGTCAATCTGTTCAATGTCTCCAGTGAGAACTATTTTAGTTCCGTCGCCAACTCGAGTAATAATAGTCTTCAATTCATGCATCGAAAGATTTTGAGCCTCATCAATAATAACATAAGCGTTTGGAATTGATCGACCTCGAATAAATGTAATCGCCTCTATTTCAATAAGCCCTTTTTCTTGCATTAGTGCCAAATAATATTCATCGCTAATTCTAGACTTTGCTGAGTCGGCCACAGCACGTTTTTTATTTCCTTTTCTATTATTCATTAAGAAATTAATATTATCTCTAATTGGTGCTATCCATGGTTCCATTTTTTCTTCGAGTGTGCCTGGAAGAAATCCGATGTCTTTACCGACAGGCTGGACAGGTCTAGTCACAATAAGCTTTTCATATTTAGCATGGTCAGGACTTCCTATTCCTTTAAGCTGTTCTAGTGCAGCCGCAATAGCCAATAAAGTTTTTCCTGTACCTGATGGACCAGTTAGCGTAAGAAGTTTAATATCATTGTCGAATAGTAGATCTAACGAAAATGTTTGTTCTTTGTTACGAGGCTTAAGTCCAAAAGCTTGTTCAATTTTAGCAATAGGAATTAACGGTTGCGAAGGCTCAATACACTTTGTCAACGCTGATCTTGTCGTCTTTCCGTCTATGCCTGTGTTTTTTATTACAACTATTTGATTTGGATACAACGAGTTGTTGCTTGCTTCTTCAGGCGAAAGTAATAACTCACTTTCTTTATAAAATTGTTCTACACGATTCTCATTGACCTCGACAACAGCAACGCCTCTATAGAAGTGCTCGGCGTCAGGAGTTACTCTCATGTTTAAATAATCCTCGCACTTGATTCCTAAAGAATCGCACTTAATTCTAACATTAATATCCTTACTAACAAGAATAGCAAACTTACTATTCTCATAATTGTTAAAGACGCTTTCTTGCTTAAGCTGCAACATAAAAGAAATAATCATGTTATCTACCTTGGAAGATGATAGCTCAGGAGGCAAATTAATTAAGCTTCCAGGATTTATTGCGGCAATTCTTAACGTGCCACCTCTTTGTAGCGCAACGCCTTCAACTAAACTACCTTTTAATCGCAGCGCGTCGAGTGTCTTAGATGTTTGTCTAGCATTTCTTCCAACCTCATCAAGACGACTTTTATGATGATCAAGTTCTTCGAGTACTGCCATCGGTATAATAAGATCATTGTCTTCAAATGAAAATATCGCAGATGGATCACTAAGCAAAACGTTGGTGTCTAAAACGTATGTTTTTTTCATATAACCTATAAACAATTATACTATATAATTAAACAATTAAATACTGATTTCATAGGATTGTCTAAGTTAGACAATCCTATGAAAAGAAAAAAACTAAAAACGATATCAGATAATACTTGTTTTTCACTTCATGAACATTACAATGTTGAATGTCAAAAAAAGACTTGCAACAATTGGATCAATTATTCAGAAGGAAAAAACTGTGTTGTAATATCTTCAAAGTCTGGTCCTAAAACTCTTCAGGAGATTGGTCAAATCTATAATTTAACTAGAATGAGAATTTGCCAAATAGAAAAAAATATCTATGAAAAAGTAAAAAACTTAATCATTCAAGAAATTCAAGAATAATCATTTTTTGTTATTCGTCAATCTTGAAGTCTTATCTCGCTTTTTTTGCTTTGGCATTATGCTGTTGATAACCTCGACAGCTTCTACAGCTTCTACAGATTCTACAGCTTCTACAGCTTCTACAGACTCTACAGCCTCTACAGATTCTACAGCCTCTACAGATTCTACAGCCTCTACAGATTCTACAGCCTCTACAGATTCTACAGCCTCTACAGATTCTACAGCTTCTATAACGTCTATAGTCTCGATAGCTTCGAGAACTGCAGGAAGTACATAAGACGTATTTTCTAAGAGCTCACTTGTCTTAGTAACTTCGGCTGCTGAAGCGAAATGTAAACCATTTTTAACTTCAGCAGCTATCGTTAACTTTTCGTTTAACGAAATATGATTAGTGACAGGTGCTAGCACGGAAGACGTTACTTTAAAAGACGATTCTTCTACTTTTTGCTCAGGCTCAAGTTTTAGTTTCGTCTTAGCAGATTCGTCAACAAGACAGCCAGACTTGTTAGTCTTAGTGTGACATTTTTTAGGATCTAATTCTAGATTAAAAATATCAGCTAATATTGCTTTGTTGTGCGCAGGCATAAAAATCAATCTTTCTTATCAGTCTCAATTGTCAACTTAACAAGCTCTTTAGACTTTGTTTGAAGTTGACGAAGACCTTTTCTAGCCCGAACGCCTGCTGCGGCTGTACCGTTCGCATTTTTTAACATGTCTGGTTCGAGAGCTTCAACTAGCGTCTTAAATTCGTTCCACTTATCTAAAACTGTATTTTCCATATTTTTTTCCTAAGCGTATCTAGAACATATTCATATAAATTGTGTAACAGTAAATATAAATTCAACAACTAATATTAAACTCTTTTAGAAATAGGTTTCTATTCATTTTATAAAATCTTTCCCAATCGCTATCGAGAATATAAGACGCGGCATGGTCGGTTTCATTTCTAATAGATCTGCCTAAGGATTGAATGATAGACTTAGCAGTCATATAAGAATACCACTTTTCGTTTTTTTCCATGCGCTTCTTAACCACTAAACTACCGAGGTAAGGAAAAGGCACTTTACATATAATCTGAAATCTACTTAAATCATCCCGTAAGTCTACGCCTTCCATCATTGATGGACTTAACAAAACAGTCGGATCTTTACTACTAATATGAATATTTAAAACTTCGTCTCTATTAATCGAATCATGAAGCAATAATCGAGGGGAGTTAATATTCTCCTTGACGTATTTCGCAATCCTATAGTTCGTACAATGAATGATACCTTTGTCATTTGAGTGCTTCTCTAAAAGCATCTTAACAGTTTCTACCATAACGGGTAATGTTTTATCTATCATGGATTTTGACATACTTCCAACAGGAATATAATGAATTGGTCTATTTTCTATCGGAAATGGCGAAGGAATAGACAAGTAAGCTACATCGTTTAAATCTAGACCTAGTGAAGAACAAAAAATGTTTTTATCTACGATAGTAGCAGACATCATGAGTATCCTGCCTCCAAGCTTAAAAAGTGTATCATGACTATAAGGAGAAACATTGATAGATTTAAATTCGTATTTCTTACCTGCATTTTTACTATCAGATGCTGGGATAGCTACGTTCATCGTCCAGTTTTCAGTATTATAAACCTCAATAAATTTATCGATTTTATTAAGATGTTTATCTAGTAACTCATATTGTTTTGAATAAATTCCGTATCCTTCAATATCATTACTAAGTTTTAATAGCGACTTTTCTATTGAGCGCATATGCTTTTTTAGTGCCTTTAGATAAGTCGTCTTTACCCATTCGTGGATGATTGTTTGCGAATCTGAGCGTGGTGGTTTACACTTAACAATATCTCTCGCAAACTTTTCAGAAAAAGTAACTTCGATAAATTTGCTTAATTCAGATTCTGTATTGTGAGCTTCATCAATAACCAATAACGCTCTAGGTTCTAATTTGCCTGAATATGCAGATTCAGCAAGAATATACGGAAAATTCGTTATAGAAATAGGCGAGTCAATAAACTGTTGCTTTTCTATTGAATATGGACAATTAGTCTTGCAATGCTTTTGAAATTCAGTACCTACCAACTGTTTTGTCAATTTAGACAACACTCTTTTAGATTCTGCGCAGGTTTGATCTTCATAAAACCCACAATGATAATTACTGGAAGACTTGATAGACTTAACTAGATTTTTCTCTGACGTCGGTCCAAAATCGTTTAAATACTGTTGTTGCAATATTTTTTGTGTAGTGACGATATAAGTCCCTGTGAGCGTGTCACCATTTTGATCGCGTAAAGAAGATCCATGCGCATCCATATATCTAGCTACACATACGCCCGTAGCTGATTTACCTACGCCTGTGCCTAGTTCTAGGACTACGTATTTTTTCCCGCTTTCGAATGCATCAAGAACATATTCAATAGCTTTTCCTTGTTCGGGTCTAATTTTTGAGAAAGGAAAGTATCGTATATAGTCATGAAGAGGCATAAGTATATACTACGACTATTACGAAAAACTTTGCACCAGTTACATCAAGAATTTATTCGGCGCCGATAATTTTATCTACAATTCCCATTTCAACGGCTTGTTGAGGCGTCAAGAAAAAGTCATGACCAGCTTTCATAAGTTTGTCAATATTTTCTTTTTTCATCTTTGTTTCTGACATGAGAGCTGTAACCATTAGTTCATGCAATCTTTCAAATTCCTTCATTTCGTTCATGGCCTCGAATACGTTGCCAAGCACTCCACCTGAAATAGGATGAATCATAATTCTAGCAGAACGTCCTATCATTCTCTTGCCTTTGACACCAGAAGCAAGAAGCAAAACACCGGCTGACATAACCTTACCTAATGCTATGGTATAGACATCGCATGGGAGGAATTTAATGGTATCATAAAGAGAGAACATCTCATCGACTGATCCACCATAAGTTGAAATTACAAGATGAATTGGTTTGTGATTTTGATTTGCGAGATGAAGAAGTTGAACAATTACGCTGGATATTGAGTGTTCATTAACTTCCCCATGAAGAACTACCAGTCTATCATCAGCGCCATGGGCGAGACTAGAGACGTAGTACGAATCATCGCTACTATTTGATTTATTTTTATAAGCTGCGCTAACTGATCTACCCATTGTGTATTCCTTCGTATATACCAGCAATCGTTAAGTTTGGTACTAACTCTTTTAAAAAGCCAGAAATATTCTGTGCCTTTTCGATATCTTCTAACTCTAAACTCAAATAATACATAATGAGATATTTTTGTCTTTCTGATATTCCAAATTGATATATCTCACCAATAATTTTACGAGCAATAATGCTTTCTTCAGCTAGTTTATCTGCATTTGTTGAACCATAAAGTTCGCTCATATTAATAGCCCAGATGATCTAGTGAATACTTCTACTTTACAAAGAGAATCACTTAAAATTACGATATACTTACCATGAATTTCTTCACCTTCAGTTTCTGTAGTCATAATTGCAAATTCTCCCCATTTTTTATTTTCTACAATAAATCTTGTAGCTTCCCAAGTTGCAAGATCAGCGAAACTGGCTTCGAGTACATTAGCAAAGTTAGGGTGCAAAGATGATTTGATGTCTTCAATTTTCATTAAAGAGTTCATGTTTTCCTTGGTGGGTAATACCTCAGACTTACACACATCGGTAACCTTATGTATGATTCCGCAATTGTTGCATTGCGCATATTTAGCAACAACATTCTCATCGTCATCTAGAACTGAAAAAACAACAAATTGATGTGGTGGTGGATTCTCTAACTTTTTAAATTGAGGTAGAACGCAGCGACACCTAATAAGATGTTTTTGTCCTCTACTCATTTTTTCTTTTTTGGCGTTTCGTCGGTGACGCCTTCCACGAACGTTGTCTTCAACGAACGTTGAAAATTACTTAAACCTCTTTGATAACCTTGTGTTATAGAAATATCAACCATATCAACCACCAGTCTAAGTTGGTCATCTGTTAATTTTTGTCCGAGTGCGCCGGTGCTATTAGCAGAACTTAAATTAGCTTTAGTTAAATCTTTAGAATAATTAAGTAAGTTCAAAACTTCTTTAGAAACTTTATCTATTTTGTTCATTTGTGTACCGTATAAAAAGAATAATGTATTTATTGATGCAGGTAAACGTCGGGAGCCAGAAATACTATGAAAACATTAAAACAAGAATATAAATTAAAAAAAATAAATGAGCTTAAGCACAGAGTAAGGAAATCAGAACTAATCTTAATAGAAAACGATAAAGATATTCAAACGTCTTTGCTGCTCGAGGCGCTCGATGAGGATGAGTATAAAAAGGCTACAGAAGTCATAGAAAAACTTAGAAAAATTTCTGGCGTAGCTAAAAGTCTGAATTTAAGCATATTACCTAAAGCTATAGAGGATTGTGTTAAGGATATAAATACATTCGCTGGTGGCGACTTCAAAACAAAGGCTATGGGACAATTGGCTTCTTTATTTAGCAAATCAGCTCCTTCTAGTAACCCTATATTAAAAGGATTGTCTTTTGCTAGCGCACTAGAAGCTGGTTTTAAATCACTTCAAACAGTCGTAAAAAATAACATCAAAGACATTCAAAACAAGATGGACGTTTCGATCATCAAATCATCGGAAGAAGATCCTGCGATACAAAAAAACATCTCTAATGCGCTGACTAAATCATTTATACCAGCCGGTGTATTCGGAAAGTTATTCGGTAAAATTCCTTATATTGCTGATTCTAAAAAATTGATCGAAGAAATAATGACATTAACGCCTGACCAGATTAATCAGATATATGAGCCGCTCAATAGCGGTACTAAGGCCGCTGATGTCGATCAAAACATAACAGACGAAGATGCCAACGATGCTGCAGCTAAAGAAATAGGAGACAAAGAAGGCGGTAAGGAGGCTGGCGAAGATGAAGCTAAGGAGACTAGTTCTGGTAAATCACAAAAAGGTAAAGCAAAAGATGCGCTAGTAAGTGCAACACAAAAGGCTGCGAAAAGTGCTGGCATAACTGATGGCGAGGCTATGAATTCTTTAATGAAAGAATTAGGTTATGAACTAGGCTCTTTCGAGGGGTCTTTAGTCGCACCTGCATTAACAGAGTTGATGGCAGATAAAAATATAGATGCTGATCAAATAGACGGATTCATTAAGGGCATGATGACGGATTTTGAAACAGAATTTAAAAATGATATTGATAAAAAAATAAAAGCAAACGCTGACAAAATTAAAAAGGACGCAGCTGCTAAAGCTAAAAAAGCCAGTGGTGATTCAAAGAAAACACCTAGCGCTGCTGAAATTCAACAAGCTTTTATAGACAGCGTAGAGGTGTAAGAGTCATATAATAAATTAATCCGTATTCTTTAGATGCGGATTTTTTTATTAAAGAACTATAAATCGTTATGATATTATACAACCAAGACGATTATATTCTTTAAAAAAGGAACTGTAATAATGCTCGGCTACCTTTAGTGACGTTAACGGATATAAGTTACCATTGTATTCAATGACACCATGGGTAGCAGCTATCTTAATCGCTCGAAGCGCTCTATCAATCATGAAACTTCTTTTATACGTATTGTGATCTGCTTTTAACGATATTGTTACTCTATTCGATCCTAGATTTTTTATTCTTTTTGCCATCAACTCTTTCGTTGCTGTTAATTCAACTTCTAGTAATTTTTTTTGAAGTAATAATATATGTCGATCAACGTCAAGTCTAGTATTACATTTTTCTACTAAAATACCGGCTTCACTAATGTTAATATAGTCAACACGAGGGGCTAATGATATATCGACATTGTTAATCAATTGTCCTTTTAAAGTTGATATTAGATCGCCACCAGAAACTATTGCAATATCGTTCAATAAATTAACACCGTCTAAATCATACTTGACTATAAATGGCAATATGGATAGCGAACCTCTTTCGCAGTTAACCTTGATAGTATGTGCTACATCATCAGACATGCCTCGTACAAAAAGAAAAACATTGTCCTTTATTTGTGAAGCGTCTTCTAGTATGCGATGTATTTCTGAAACTGATTCTACATATCCATCGATGCATATCACCTTAGGACCTAGATATTTCGAATTTTTTAATTTTAATATTGAAACAACATCAGGGAAAAAGCTACCATCATTTAGCTCAACTACGTCTTCATTGTGTTGCTGGTTTAATAAAACGACTTTACCGTTTAGACCAGCTAAACATATTGCCTCGTGTACAAGATCTGCTAGCCCTTTATCAACATATGTTGATATAAGCGTTTTTAAGTTAACGCCATCCAACTTTTGACAAAAGTTGTTGCAATCGATCTTGTTATTTTTATCTACGTTTAAAAGAAGCTGCAACATTAAATCAGATGCCCCAGCTGAGAGAGTCTCTACTTTGATTAAGTACGTTAACAATAAATTAGAAATCGCAGTTTTTGTGGATGTTTCAAATTTTAATTGTTGCAGCGCTTGTAGTCCTAAGTTTGTATTAAGACAATTTTTATAATTTTTTAAAATGCTAGCTAAATGTACGTCAAGTTCTTTTGTAACTATTTCCACATATAGATGTTATTCATTTATAGCGAAAAAGTACAAACTATGGAGAGTTTTTTATCGAACTAAAAAATAACTTTAAAACGACAGCAATAAGGCCACCTCCTAAAGCAGCACCGACCCATTTGATGCCAGAAAATAGAACATTTTGAAACTTTTCAACATTACTCATTGAAATTTCAAGCTTTTGTATTTTTATTTGCATCAATCCAGATTCTTTTTCTAGTGTATCTTCAGCTTCGTTAGATAGTCGCTTCCACGTTGAATATTCTATAAGCTGTTTTTCTATTTCTGTCACCGAATCAATATTAGCAGCCTTGTTTAAAGCGATTCTAGAAAAAAGTCCATCATCAGGATCGTAAATCGCTTCGTGTATTTTATCAACTTTTTGAATGATTTGAGCTTGACATTTTTCTATATTATCAACATTAAATAACAACTTATCAAATCCGCCATTTAAGGCCGGACTTATATCCAGCTTGGCATAAATATTTTTTAATAAATCCTTGGACTCTTGATCATCCAAAGAGTCGTCTTCTTTTTCGATTTTTAAAGATCTTTTATGAAAAGTTTTTTTGTTCATATCGATTATTTATAAGTAACTTATAATTAAGAAAATTTTAAGATTATTTATCTTATCTTATCTTATCTTATCTTATCTTATCTTATCTTTATCTTAGATCTTATCTTATCTTTATCTTAGATCTTAGGTGTCTTTATTAAATGTACATTTAATATAATAATTCAAAGTATAGAAACCTTCTTAACTAATTTAAGAAATATTATTAATATCAAAGAATATAAATATGCCAACATTTAATACCAAAGACGAGATATTTGGATCTAAAATAAAAGACCAGCATCAAGTGATCTTTGTCGCCGACCTTTTCGTTGAGGATTATATCGGTGGAGCAGAATTAACATCAGAGGCCCTTATTTCTGAATCGCCTTATGGCGTTTTGAAGCTTAAATCGCAAGACGTTACTATGGATCTCTTGCAGCAAGGTGCCGATAAGTTTTGGATTTTTGGAAATTTTTCTGCGCTTAACCCGCAACTAATCCCCAGCATAGTAGCTAATCTTAAATATTCAGTGCTTGAATACGACTACAAGTATTGTCGCTATCGATCCCCAGAAAAACACTTGTCCGTTACAGAAAAATCTTGCGACTGTCATGAACAAATTAATGGTAAATTGATATCTGCTTTTTATTGCGGAGCACAAGGGATGTGGTGGATGTCAGAAGGACAAAAAGACCATTACACTAGTTTGTTTCCGTTTTTATTAGAAAAATCAAACGTTGTTCTATCCAGCGTTTTTAATAAAAAAACTTTAGGGACCATCAGGGCGCTCAGAGAAGGCATTCTAAAGTCAAAAGAGGAACGTAAAAAGTGGATTGTTCTTGGGTCAGAATCGTGGATAAAAGGTTTTGATGATGCAAAAAGTTGGTGTAAGGAAAATGTTAAAGACGTCGATGTGTTATGGAACATGTCTTATGAAACGACTTTAACAAAAATTGCTATAGCCGAAGGATTTGTTTATTTACCACGAGGTAAAGACACCTGCCCACGAATGGTTATTGAAGCTAAACTATTAGGTTGCACGCTACACATTAATGATAACGTTCAACACAAAAATGAAGAATGGTTCGCTACTGATGACATTGAATCGATTGAAGCATATCTTTATGCAGCGCCTGGTTTATTTTGGAATGGAATTAGAAGTATGATGAACTATAAACCAACCATCAGCGGATACACACAAACTCGAAACTGTATTGAACAAAATTACCCGTGGGAACAATCTATTAAGTCGTTACTAGGATTTTGTAATGAGGTTATTATAGTAGACGGAGGTTCAACAGACGGTACTTGGGAAAGACTTTTAGAGATTCAGCAAATCGAACCTCGAGTGAAGCCATTTCAAATAACAAGAGATTGGAATGATAAACGCTTTGCTCTTTTCAATGGGCAACAAAAAGCTGAAGCCCGATCTAAATGTATAAGCGAATTTTGCTGGCAGGTCGATATCGATGAAGTCGTACACGAAGATGACTATTCTAAGATAATTGACCTCGTAACGAAATTTCCAAAAGGTGTCGATCTTATAGCACTCCCAGTTGTTGAATATTGGGGTGGACCTGAAAAGGTTCGCGTTGATGTTAATCCTTGGAAATGGAGATTAAGCCGTAATAATCCTAACATTACGCACGGTTTACCAAAGTCCCATCGTAGATTTGATGATGAGGGTACCATGTTCTCTATTGGCTCAGATGGAGATGACTATATCTACAAGGATACTTTGGAAAATGTACCGTGCGTATCATTCTACACGAACGAAGTTGATTCTGCTCGCCAAGCGGCGATGAGCGGCAATAAACAAGCTCTTGTGGCTTATGAAAATTGGCTTAATCAAGTTGTCGAACAACTTCCAGGAGTCTATCATTATTCATGGTATGATCTCGAGAGAAAGATCCACACATATAAGGGTTTTTGGTCGCGCCACTGGACGTCGCTCTATAATCAAGTACAAGAAGATGTATCAGAGAACAACAAGTTTTTTGACAAGAAGTGGTCCGACGTGAATGACGAAGAGATTAAAGATCTTGCAGTTCGTATGAAGGCCGAGCTGGGTGGCTGGATATTTCACCATCGTGTTGACTTTTCCAAACCGACACCATGGTTAATCATCAAAAAATCAGAGCCGGCAGTAATGACAACCAGGGGACAAGTGTTTAGTTCGGAGATCGCCACCACATGAAGAATCGTTTTGTCTTCGTCGTTCCGTATTACAATGCGGAAGAAGACATATCAAAGACCCTCCACTCTATAATGGCCCAAAGTTATGATGAGTGGAGGGCTATTGTTATCAACGATATGTCTACCGACAATGGATCTAATCTCACCTCGCGAATAGTCGATGGGTCCATCCATCGAGACAAATTTACTCTCGTAGACAGGGTAGAGAAGCATGGAGAAGTTCGTAATACTCTTGTATCGTTAGATTCGATAGAAGATGATGAGGTTGTATGTCGATTGGACGGCGGAGACTGGCTACTGGAAAACGATCTACTATGGGTGCTTAACGAAACGTACAATGATCCATCTCAGGCGGTCGCCTGGACAGCGCACAGGTGGAGCTATACAACAAGAAATATCTCTGGACCTTTAAATTTACAATCGAGTCAAACTGTCTATCAACACCCGTGGGTTTCAAGTCACCTGAAGACATTTCGTGCAGGACAACTTCGTAAAGTTCCAAAAGCTAACTTTTTTACAGACTCAGGCGAGTACATAATGATTGCATGCGATCAAGCGATATTCTTACCAATGATGCATCTCTCCCATGGAGAAGGAAAAAAGTTGAACTTCGTACCTATTGTCGGATACCATTACAATATCAATCTAGGAAATAAAAATTTATTTACTTCGAATAGAGCGATCAATCAAAAGATGTCAGCTGAGACGATCCGCGAAAGAGGATTTTTAGAGTGAAGATATTGTTAGACAACGTTGATATCAATTCTTCCTCAGGCCCAAACTCTTTTGGTCGATTGTTATCAGAAGAACTCAAAAGAGTTGGTCACCATATTAGCTCGCGATTAATAGATCCAGACGTTCAACTTTCTTTTATAGTCGCATCTCAAAAAAAAGCTAAACTAGCTTTACGCCTTGATGGAATATACTTTAACTCTCGACAAGATTGGGAATCCATGAATTCGTCTATTAAGAATTCGTTTAATCTTGCAGACGTAGTAATATACCAATCTAATTTTAATAAAACATTGACTGAAAAGTTTTTTGGATATGCAAAAAACTCATTCGTAATAAATAATGGTACTTGTTTAGAAACTATTCGTAGTATTAATCCATTAGCTCAACAAGAGCTTGACGAGTATTCAGAAGTATGGTCGTGTGCATCCTCTTGGAGACCTCACAAAAGACTAAAGGAAAATATCGGTTATTTTTTAGAAAAAGCGCCTATTGATTCTTGTCTTATTGTTGCCGGTGAAAATCCAGATCACGTCATTAAGCACCCTAGGATATTTTATGTAGGACAACTTTCTTGGAGAGATTGCATATCTCTATATAAAAGATCAACTACTTTTTTACATTTAGCATTTTTAGATCACTGTCCTAATGTTGTTATCGACGCTGTTGCTTCTGGTTGTAAGTTGATTGTGGCATCTAGCGGAGGAACAAGCGAGATTGCAGGACTTAATGCTTTGGTCATTAAAGATTTGGATTGGGATATGTCGCCGCTTGACCTTTATTCGCCGCCTGCTTTAGATTACTCTAAAGAAAAGCAAAATTGTGTTATATCAAATATTAATATAATCGATGTCGGCACTCGCTATATAAATGCGCTAGGATCAATATGAAAAACATACACGAATCTGTTAGTTGTTTGTTGACAGCAAAGCTTGTTAAATACAAAAACGAGAAATTGAACGTCGCCACTTGTACTTTAATATATCAAGATATATTTGAAACTTTCGTTGATGTAATTCAAGAATCACAAATCGAAATAAGCAATGAAGCAATGAATATGATATGTCAAATGTATTATGACGTAGTTGCCATCAACGGAAATCAAGAGTTGGATCCAAACATTTTCTCACAAAGAGCTAGCGTAAAAAATATAGAAACAAAAGAACTAGCATTGTTAGCTAGCATTTTTTCTAATACGCCTTTTGCTGTGCCTTTTATTCTTGAAGTAAAAAAGAGGTCGTAATATGAGTAAGCGTGCTTTCATAACAGGCGTAACTGGTCAGGATGGTAGCTATCTTGTTGATCTTTTGGCATCAAAAGGTTACGAAGTACACGGTCTTATCAGACAATCTACGCAATTTACGCCTGATCGTTGGGGACACTTAAAAGGAGCAATGTTGTCTAAAAAGCTAGAAGTTCATCATGGCGATCTAATGGACGCATCAGGAATGAGAGTAATATTAGAAACCATTCAACCTGACGAAGTTTATAATCTCGCAGCGCAAAGCCATGTTGGTATATCTTTTGAACAGCCAGTTAATACTTCAGAAGTTACAGCTCTTGGCACGCTTTATCTATTAGATGCGATCAAACGTTCTAAATTAAATTGTAAATTTTATCAGGCATCATCAAGCGAGATGTTCGGAAAAGTTAAACTGACTCCGCAAAACGAAGAAACGCCTTTTTATCCTAGAAGCCCATACGGTTGCGCAAAAGTATACGCTCATTATATTACACAAAACTATAGAGAATCCTATGACATCTTTGCATGCTCAGGCATTTTATTCAATCATGAATCCGAGCGAAGAGGAGAAAACTTTGTGACTCGTAAAATCACAAGAGCCATTGGTCGTATTAAAGCTGGTTTGCAAAACGAGTTGCGAATGGGAAATACGACGGCGCTTAGAGACTGGGGATATGCACCTGAATACGTTGAAGCAATGTGGCTAATGTTGCAACAAGATCAGCCTAACGATTATGTGATAGGTACAGGAACGCAACACTCTGTTCAAGAATTTATCGATGCAGCTTTCGCCATCGCCGGCCTTGATAAAGATCAATATATCAAAATAGATCAGAAATTTATGAGACCGTCGGAAGTAGATACACTTATCGCCGATACTTCGAAGGCTAAAGAAGTTTTGGGTTGGACACCTCAAGTTGACTTTAACACGCTTGTTAAAAAGATGGTAGAGCATGATATTGCGTTGGCAGAGAAGGAAAAATCTCTTTTCTAATAATCATGAATAAAGTTTTTGTATTAAGACCATCAGAAGATTGGATCGTCGATAGACTAGTCGATGAATGGTACACGGGCAATTCTGATATGTCAGTCCATGATTCAAATCAAGCAGATGTGATATGGTTACTCGCAAACTGGTGTTATAAGCGTATTGATAGAAATTTATTGATAAGCAAAAAAGTGATCACTACTATTCATCATGTTGTTAGTGAGAAATTTGATCAAGCTAAATTGTTAGATTTTCAGTATAGAGACTCTATAACCAGTGTTTATCATGTACCCAATGGTCACACAGAAAGTATCGTAAAACAATTAACTAAAAAAGCTATACATGTAATTCCATATTGGGCTAATCAAAACATCTGGAGACAAACTGGCGACAAGTTAATGTTAAGAGAAAAATACGGTTTGACTATCGACGGATATTTGATAGGGTCATTTCAAAGAGATACAGAAGGACATGATTTAAAGACTCCAAAACTAGAAAAGGGTCCTGACCTACTGGTAGATGCTATAGAAAAGCTTTGGATAACTAATAAATCAATTCATGTTGTTTTAGCTGGTTGGCGCCGACAATATGTGATATCTAGACTTGAGCAAGCTGGTATACCTTATACATACTTTGATCGACCTTCGCAAGAAACAATAAATGAGTTATACCAAACGTTGGATCTATATCCTGTCACCGCTAGAGCAGAAGGTGGGCCACAGTCTCTAATAGAATGCGGATTATTGAACATCCCAGTAGTTTCTAGAGATATTGGTATAGCAAGTCAAGTTCTTCCTAAAGAATCAATTTCAGCTGACGTTGCGAGTGCTACACCGAATATACCGACAATAGATAACTTAAAATTGCCTAGTGGATATCTTAGCTATAGAAATTTGATAAACTCGCTATAAAAACGTTGGCGTGTTTCATTGACGAAGTTGGAGTTTAAAATGCAAAACAATTGGTATGATGATTTGTGCGAATATTATAAAGTGACGCCTGAAGTCGCGACACAACTAGGTACGCGTAGCGCCGGTAGAAAACCAAATTTACCAGGATCATCTACAACACATGCTGTTAGCAACAAGACATTTGAAGAGATATGGGCTTCGGCGCCTAGAGACAACGAAGAACAAATTTTTCAATTTTATAAAGATCAAGGTGCATGGTCGGCTTTTAGACAAGTCGTTCGACATAAAGATATGACGAACCTACACTTAGATCTTTTGTCTAGAACAATAAAAACAAATTCTACTTTTTGTGAGTATGGTTGTGGAGTAGCGCCATTTACTTATACATTGTTAAAAAATATTGATGTTAATGAATGTTTAAACATTTATATTTCAGATGTAGAAAGTGAACATTTTACATTTGGTGCTTGGCGATTAAAAAAATTAATAGAGTCTAGAGATTTAAAAAATATAAAGTTTGAACCGGTAACTATATTGCCTAATTCATTACCTCAATATTCAAAAATGTTAGATATAGTTTTTATATTCGAGGTCTTAGAACACGTTCCTAACCCAGTAACATTATTAAAAAATCTTTCGTCACAAATGAGTGCCGGCGGATTATTTTGCGAAAACTTTATCAAACATGTTCATGATCCGAACGAACAACCCGGACCTGATTTAGAATCAGCTGCAATGTTAAGAGATCAATATTATGAAAACTTGAGTACGGACTTTAAATTATTTATTGGCGAATTTCCCAGTCTTAGTCCGAATCAAACTAGGGTTTGGAAAAAAAATGAAAATCTATTTTAATAGACGACCTGTTAAAGGTCCTTGGGGAGGCGGTTCTAAAGTGCTTTCTTCCGTCGTAGAAGAATGTCACAAGCGTAATCATGCAGTGATATTCGAAGAACAATTAGATCTTACTAATGGAGATGTTGATCTAATCGTGTGCTTGGATCCTAGACCTAATCAAAGCGTTGATTTTAAAAAGATGCTTGAATACAAGGAGAAGTTTGGAAAAAAAATTCTTCAAAGAGTCGGTGATCTTGGTACACATGGGAAACCAGAACTTTTTGAACTTTTGAAAAAAACTACGCCACTAGTAGATGTTCTCGTATTTCCTAGTAACTGGGCAAAAAAATATTTAAATCAAGACGACTCAATACAACAATATGTAATTAAAAATGCGCCATTACCAGCGTTTGTCTTTAGCAAGAATTACGAAAAATCATTTGATGAGAAAATAAATCTTGTAACTCATCACTGGTCTGATAATGTCAATAAAGGATTCGACTTTTATCAAGAGTTAGACAATTATTGTTTAAATTCTAAAAAGTTTACATTTACATATATCGGAAGGGCTCCTCGAAATATTTCCTTTAATAGACACCTACCTCCACACGATGTAAGCGGATTAATCGATGAGTTGCCAAATTATCACATATACGTTACAGCTTCTAAACTTGAGGCTGGCGCTAATCATGTTCTTGAGGCATTAGCGTTGAATTTGCCTGTACTTTATCACAGCGATGGAGGCAGCATACATGAATATTGCAAAGATCATGGATTTTCTTATACCAATTTAGAAGAATTAACGTATATCTTAGAAAACCATATTGAACACATCTATTCCATTTTTATAAAAATGTCTGTAACCAGGCAATCCTTAGACATGGCAAAAGAATACGTAAATTTATTTGAGACCCTCGCGTGAAAATTAATATTAGTATAGACGATGTTTCTCCGCATCCCCTTTCTTCTATACGCGTTATAGAAAGATGTAATGAGATTATATCGATATTCCCAAGCGTAAAGTTTAGTCTCTTTGTTCCGGTCGCCTATTGGCGAACAGTTAAACATGGAACTACCACTGACAAACCTTTAAATATCGATCTTTTTCCTGATTTTTGTAATTTTATTAGTAAACTTTCAAAAGAAAATTTTGAAATTTGTTATCATGGATTTTATCATGGTATACCTGGTATAAGCGACAACGATGAATTTCAACGATTAAATGCAGACGAGGCTAAACAAAAATTTCAAACCATGTTTGAAGTTGTTGATCGAGCAGGCTTAGGGACTATTTTTAAGCCTATATTTAGACCGCCTGCGTGGAGAATGTCGCCAGACGCTATTAACGTTGCTCAATTATCAGGTATAGAAATATTAGCTCTTTCTCCAAAGACATATGCTAGAAAAATTTACGACGGCGCAGAAAATACTTTTGATAAAATTGTTTATTATAATTGCAATCCTCCGTTTGATGAGCTTAACGCTTTTTCTCCTTATACCGAAATTGTCTACCACGCTTGTGAATGGGACTCGAATTATTTAAGCAAAGAAAAAACAATAGAATTAAAAAACTTTTTGCAATTACAAAACAATGCAGAATTTTGTTTTATGAAAGATCTTATATGATAATCTTAAAAAAGATTCAAAAGATAAAAACGCCGGATGGTTGTATGATTCCCATATATAGAAATTGGGATAATGAAACCAACGAAGGTCATGAACCTAAAATGGTTTATGCTACAATGATAATGTCTAAAACAGAAAAAGATATTATACTTCACGAACGTAGAATTGCTTATATGACCTGCATACAAGGCGTTGTCCAATTAGAAACTCACGTTGAAAATACGATTAAGACAACTTCGCTGTCTTCTAAAGAAGATGTAAACGGGATGATCGACCTTGTTATTATTCCTGCCAATATGCCAATAAAGTTGTCAAATCATGGTGACGAAACGGCGATTATCATAAATTGCCCCAGCCCGTCTTGGCATCCAAATGATCCTGACACCATAAAATTTAAAAATTGGAGTGAATTTAAAAAATGGAAAAAAGACTAAAAAAACCTTGTCACTTTTTAGTGACAGGCGGTTTGGGGTTTATAGGTAGCTTCTTCATAGAAAAATGCTTGTCTTTAGGTCATAGCGTAACGAACATCGATAAGATCACCTATGCTTCGAATACTGATATAAAGTTTATCGGAGAATATAAATTCATTCAAGAAGACATATGCGACATTAAAGAAATACCCAACTGTGACATTATAGTAAATTTCGCCGCCGAGTCACATGTAGATAATTCAATAACTGAAAGCTTTAACTTTTTGAATTCCAACGTTAAGGGTATTTATAACTTGTTGGAAATAATAAAGAACAACAAAATAAAAAGTGCTTTGGCGGCTCAAAAATATGCTAGTCCATTATTTGTACAGATTAGCACCGACGAAGTCTTTGGAGATATAGCTGAAGGATTTTTTAAGGAAGAAGATAGACACAAAGCCAGCAATCCTTATTCGGCGACTAAAGCCGCCGCAGAACAAATATTATTTGCGTGGGCCAGAACTTATGATATACCTTTTTTGATGACTAGAACAACGAACAATTATGGTAAAAGGCAACATCCTGAAAAGTTGATACCGAGAGTTATAACGAAGTTACTAGCAGGAGAAAAAGCCCCTATTCACGGTAACGGTTCATATATTAGAAACTGGATTCACGTCGAAGATAATATCGAAGCGATATTACGAGTTATCGATCTTGGAACTCTAAATGAAGTTTATCATATTGCTTCCGAAGAAGAATATACTGTTAATGAAGTTGTCGAGCGAATTTGTAGAGTTTTAAATTTAAACTTTAAAGACAGAACAGACTATAGTTCAGATAGAGCCGGTGCTGATTCAAGGTATGCACTTGATTTTCAAAAGATAACAAAACTAGGCTGGGTTCCAAAGAGAAGCCTTGAAGAATCACTAATAGAAATCGTAGAACACTATAGAAATAAAAATGATACCACTTTTTAAGATTCATTCGCCCGCAGGCGTCGGAACAAAAATACAAGAAGTTTTTGATGCAGGAGTTATAACTGAAGGAGAATTCTCTGATAAATTCGAAAGCGAGTTTGGTTCTTACGTTGGTAATTCAAACTGCTCTTTAGTTAATAGTTGTACTTCGGCTTTGACACTTGCATATAGATTATCAGATCTAGGTCCTGATACGGAAATTATCACGACCCCTATGACCTGTATGGCAACCAACGAACCAGCCCATCTAACAGGAGCAAAGCTGGTTTTTGCTGACATTGACCCGACAACAGGTAATATTGATCCAGAATCAATAAAGAAAAGGTTATCAAAACGAACTAAAGCAGTCGTCGCCGTTCATTGGTCTGGTCAACCTTTCGATATTAACTCAGTACGACATGTCGTTAAACAATATAATCCAAATATCAAGATTATAGAAGACGCCGCCCATGCGCTTGGAGCGTCTTATGAAAACAAACCTATAGGAGGTCATTCTGATTATGTTTGTTTTTCATTTCAAGCTATCAAACACCTAACGACCGTTGATGGTGGAGCAGTATGTTCTCTTTTAACAAATGACGACGCCAGGATAAAAAAAATTCGTTGGTTCGGTTTAGATAGAAAATACGTTGGTCCGCGGTGGGAACAAGATATAACAGAATCAGGTTATAAGTTTCACATGAATAACGTAAATGCTATCATCGGATTAGAACAGATGAAGCATTTAGACTTTATTGTTAATTCTCATAAGAAAAATGGTAAACTATACGATACAAGGATAAACAATCCTAAAATCGAAAAGCTTCGTCGAGATAGTTGCGCAGAGTCTTCTTACTGGATCTATTCGTTACTCGTTGACAACAAAGAAAAATTCAAACAACATCTTGCTATGAACGGGATAGCTTCAGATGTAGTTCACGTGCGTAACGATCACTATAGCGTCTTTGGAGATTTTAAACAACAAGACCTCAGCGGGACCGATAAGTTTTGTAATAAGATGATTAATATACCTGTAGGTTGGTGGTTGAGCGATGCCGATTTAGATAAAATAGTCGATGTCGTTAATAACTACTAAATGTATATGATGATAAGTTTAAGACGCGTTAATAAAAGCGATCTTGGTTTTATTAACACCATTAGAAATGACACGTCGACAAGAAGTCAGTTAGAGAATACTAATACTATTTCTTTAGAAGAAACAGTCAAATGGTTTAATGAAAAATCTCCAATTTGGTTTATTATTAATCGCGAAATTGAACAAGTAGGTTATATTAGAACTAGCTTCGATACGGGTACTTCTATCTGTATAGGCTGTGATATAGCGCCAGCACAAAGAGGAAAAGGATATGCCGAGGCAGCATATCGACACTTGATTCCTGAGCTATATGAAAAAGGCTATTCAATAATTTGGTTAGATGTATATCGTGACAATATACCTGCATATAACTTATATAAAAAACTAGGATTCTATGAAGTCGGATCAAGTTGTAGAATTATTAATAATAGAGAATACATCACGATGATCCACGCGAGGAAGAATACGTGACAGTAGATTTGCAAATAGCGATACCGTGTGGTCCTAATAGCGAAAGATTCGCCAACTTTTTAATTAAGACTATCGAATCCACAATATCGAAAACATTGAATTATCGTTTTTTAATAGGTGTCAATAAACCTAAAGTCGATAAGACCATAATAATCGGTGACCATCCTGCAAATAAATTTGATTTTATAGAAGAATTTTCGCAAGAGACAAGTAGCCTAGGCCACGCGCATTGTCTTAATCTCATGTTAAAAAACATGAATTCTAAGTTTGGATTTTTTTTAGATTCTGACGTGGCAGTTCTAGAAAAAAATTGGGATATTCTATTATTGGATAAGTTAAAAGATAGAACTATCATGATAGGTAGCGAATATCATCACTCTGATGGCAAGATGGTGAAAAAGCCTAATGTTATTACTTGCGCGTTTGACATCGAAATCTTTAAAAAACTAAAGCTAAACTTTACGCCTTCTTTAAAAAAGATAGTTACGACTCATGAAACAGCACAGTTTTATGGAACACAAATTGGGCAATCCATTATGTTGGATACAGGTTGCGAAATTATGGAAACTATCTCAAAAAACGGATATGAAACAGACACTCTAAAAATAGTGTCTTCTCGTTATCAAGAAACCGTGTCTGAATTAAAGGTCTTAGATTCTTATCAACGCGGTGAAGAATATCATCTAAACGATAAGCCTATTTGTACTCATATAGGACGATCATTAACTAGAGATTTCAAAAAAGACCCTATCGTCAAGGCGTGGAAAGATAGCGTTGAACATTGGCTTTATGGGAAAATCTGATCCTATTATACTCAAGGAATATGCCAGATTTCTTGAAAGCGAAATAAGTTTATGTAACTCGGTGGCATTTTTAGGATTTAATCAAGAGAATTCTTTTACGCTTGGTGTCAAGGCAGATGTAAGACATTTTTATGATGCGCAATTAAACAATTGGGATATTAACGATGACTGGTCATTGAAACAAAATTACGATTTAATCGTGTGTACGCGGTGTGCTTATTTCTCAAAAGAACCTTCAAGGTTTATAGAAAAGTGTAAACAACATCTTAACGATGCCGGCCTTGCGATGGTCGACTGGGGCTTAGGCGACCATTGGAGATTTAACAACTACAAGGTAGGTTGGTTACGAGATGGGGAACACGAGTTTGCCTACAAACAAGAAAATTTTTTGTATTCTTGCTTTTGGAATGAAAATCTACGAAAAGACGTTAATGTAGAATTATTTTGGAACCAGATTTTAACAAACAAAAAATTTGGCTACACGTTAAATAACGACTTAGAAGAAGTCATAAAAGAAGAGGTGCCGAGCTTAGTCAATTATGACATAAAAAAAATTAAAACTATTTTTCTTTGGCCTGAATCTCCGCAACTTTATATTATTACATTAATTCAAAAATGAGCGAGATATGACAGCAATGCCAAAACTAGGATTTATTCTTGACGGAATGACATATTTGAAGTATTACATTCCATTGATAGAGGAAGCAAACACACGTGGCTTTCACTCAACTTTTTTAATTTCTAGAAGCTACAAATATAACTGTCCTTATGTAAGTGACCACCAGCAGATATTAAAAAATATTTGCGATATCTATAATATAGACTTACAAATCCTCGATGAAAAAATCACTAAAAAGCTTGACGTTATATTCACTGTAGAAGGAACAAAGATACAACACATCGAAAAATCTAAAATCTTTTCTTTGTGTTACTCAACAGACTTTACATTATCGTATGAATCTTATATTGATAACGTAAAATACGCGATTATGTCTAGCAAGTTTATTGCGAACTATTATGGGAAAACAAAAAGCAATAATCTTTATCTTGGAACTCCAAAGTTTGATGTCAAGTTAGATGATGCAATAATTAGAAATAAATACAATTTAGATAACGATAAATATGTCACCATATTTTATCCGCGTTTAAGAGACATCTCGAGCGCGCCTTTAAGAAAAATAACGGAAGATTTAAATAAATTAGGTTATAAGCCTATTCTTAAAACTAGATTAAAAGATCCTATCGCAGAGGCTGATTATCATTTGTCTAAATTTAATTTTGCAGACGCTTCATGGCATCCCCATACATCGCTTGAATTAATAAAAATTAGCGATTTTGTTATTAATTTTAGTTCCAGCGCAATAGAAGAAACTACAGCATTACAAACACCACTAATTAATTTCCATATTAAGCCATTTAAAAAGCCTTTTGAATTCTTATATGAGTCTTCTTTCGTTCAAAATATGGACACAAATTATTCATTACAGGAATTCAAAAATGCGGTTGATAGACTAACAACGCTTGATTTTTCTAATGATTTCTTTGAAGCTAATAAAAAAATGTTCGATACAAAAGTTTCATCAAAAGATATTATTGACAAAATAACATGAAAGTTACAGTAATCATTCCAGCCCGCGGAGGTTCAAAAAGATTAAAAAATAAAAACGTGTACCTAGTTTGGGGTATGCCTATGATTTATTGGGCAATTAAAGCATGCAAGGAATCTAAGCATAATCTTGATGTATGGGTCACAACTGACACGTCAGACATAGCAAAAATAGCTGAATCATTCGGTGCTAATATTATTATGCGAGATGATTCTACTTCTAATGATTTAACATTTAAGCAAGTTGCCATTAGAGAAGCCGCCGCTAAAATAGATTCACAAAAGGGTCAAAGCGAAATTTATATTTCATTGCAACCAAATTCTCCTGAAATTAAATCTATCGATCTTGATGGTGCCATAGATTGCTTATTGAAAAACAATAAAGATGAAATAATTAGCGTAGACTCAAACTTTATGCAAAATGGAGCGTTTAGAATTTTCAAAGGAAAATATGTTTATCAACAAGATCTATCAACAAATTGCGGGTTTTATATTTGCAATTTAAAGGACATACATACAGTTAAAGATGTTGAGGCCTTGATAGACGAAAAGAAAAATTAGATTTATAGATTGCAGTGCGAATATCGGTCAATCAATAGAGCGGGCAATTAAATGCTTTAATTAAATAGGATTAATAACATGACATATATTATAAGCGAAATTTGTGGTCAGTGGGGCGGTTCAGAGAGAAAAGCAGAACAAATGATTCTTCAATCGAAGATGATGGGAGCCGATGCAGTTAAAGTACAACTATTCGACACATATAAACTGCCAGGACAAGATCGACACCTATGGGAATATTTGTCGATGAAGAGAGAATGTTTTATTCGTTTGGCTGAGTTTAGTAAGAGATTGAATATTGATTTTTTTGCTTCCGCTTTTGACGAAGAGAGGTTTCAATGGATTCAAGACGCCAATCTAAAATATAATAAAATAGCAAGTTCATTAATAGAACTTGATCCAGATCTTTGCAGAGTTATGTTAGATTCTAATATGAAAACTTTTTTCTCTTTAGGTAAGTGGAACAATACAAACTTACCTTTCGAAGATACTAATATTGAATATTTTCATTGCGTAGCAAAGTATCCGCATACATTCGAAGAAGCGCTTCAAACCTTGCCACAAACTTTTGATAATAGAGTGTCTGGTTACTCAGATCATGTAGTCGGAATAGATGCAGCGAAAGAAGCTGCTCGCCGTGGCGCAAAATATATTGAGAAACACTTTACGTTAGACAAAAATTCGCAATCTAAGACTGAAGGAGCCCACGCGTGCAGTATGGACATGGAAGACTTAAGATGTTTGAGATTATTTTGTGATTCGCTATGATAGATTTTTCTATAATCGTCACAATAAAAAATAGAAAAGAACATTTTTTAAAAACGTTTTCTTCTTTGGTTACCCAACAACAACCATGGTCATACGAGGTTAATTTTATCGATTATGGTTCTCAGGATGGCTTTGGCGAATCTTTAAAAAAAGAGACGATAAGATACACGGATCTTTTTTCAGATTCGCTTAAAGCGATTAATAGAATCTTTATAGAAGACGATCTTAAGTTCAATAGCGGCAAAGCAAAAAACATAGGTTCTTATTTTTCTAGTGGGAATTTTGTTTCATTCTCCGACGTTGATGTATTTCTTGGTATGGATTATCATCGACATTGGCTTCAGCTGTTGATGTATAATGACAAACACTTTTTTTCTTCTCGTGTACAAGAAACTACAGAAAGATGTTCTAGACGATTAACTTCAAAAACCAATTATGGAAATATGATAGTTGCTAAATCTAGCTTTAATGTTGTGGGTGGTTTCGATGAAAATAATCCGACGTGGGGCGGCGATGATGATGATATCGTTCATAGATTAAAGTTATATGGATTAAGAGAAATTAATCCTCATGATGTTTATGAATCACATCACACTAGCATTATTCATGATGACGAGCTTAGAACTAAATTTCTTGAATCATCGGAAAAAGATTCTATAATATCAAAACAAAAGCTAATTGCTATTTATAATAATACAAGTTTTATTAATCCCAATTTTTTGTTTTTTTACAATGATATAAAAAGTTTAGTTAAAGTTGAAAAAATATATGAACGTACCTGATGTTTCAATAATCGTTACTAACTATAACTATGCGCCTTATCTTCAGCGTTGTTTAAGAAGCATTTTAAATCAAGAAAGTATTAATCATGAAATCATTGTTATCGATGATTGTTCTACAGATAATTCTTTAGAGACACTAAACGTTTTTAAAAATGACGTCAAAATTCTTTCGACACAAACAAATTCTGGCGTAGCAGCAGCCGCTAACATCGGTATAAAAGCAGCCCGCGGACAATTTATAATAAGAGTTGATGCAGATGACTACGTGTCTTCTAACATGTGCTATTTCATGAAAACATATTTAGAATCAAATCATGATGCATTCTGTGTGTCATGCGATTATCATATAGTCGATAATCACGAAAACTCCGTACAAAGAAAATACGCAGAAAAAGATCCTATCTCATGCGGTATTATGTATAGAAAAGATCTTTTCTTACAACTTGGCGGATACAACGACGCTATGAGACATAGAGAAGAAGAAGAACTTCGAAAAAGATTAGGCGAATATTATCAAATACATCACCTAAAAATCCCATTCTATCGTTATAGAATGCACAATAGTAACAAGACAAAAACGTCAGAATATAGTGAATGCAAAATTTAATATTAAAAATCGAGGTTTTATGAGAGTCGGTATTCTTGGATATGGAGAGATAGGACAAGCTATTCATAAGTTGTATAGCAATTCATGCAATAACTTGAATACGCAAATATTCATTAAAGATTTAAATAGAAATGATGAATTTCAAAATTTAGATGTTTTAAACGTGTCTATTCCATATAATGATTCTTTCAATTTTATAGATGTTGTAAGCACCATTGCGATTGAATCAAATGCAAAAATGTTGATTGTTCACTCGACGATACAGGTCGGCACTATTAAAAAATTAAAAGAAATATTGCCGAATACAAAAATTGCGCATTCTCCGTGCAGAGGAATTCATCCAAATCTTTATGAAGGATTATTAACATTTCCAAAATTCGTTGGAGCAACATCAACGTTAGACGCTGACGAAGTTGCGCAACATTTGCATTTAATTAATATTAAAACTTTTATTTGCAAAAATTCTGAAACAACAGAATTAGCTAAATTATTAGATACAAGTTATTATGGAATCTGTATCGCGTTTCATGGAGAAGCTTTTAAAATATGCGAAAAAGCTAATGCAGACTTTGAACAAGCCATGACTATATACAACACATCATACAACGATGGATATACAAAATTAGGAAAACAAAACGTTGTAAGACCAGTTCTTACTTCCCCCGTTGACGGAATCGGTGGCCACTGCGTTGTAGAAAATGCAGAATTGTTATTAAAACAATTTAACTCGACTGCATTAAATTTGATTGTTGAATATAAAAAGGAAAACAAATGACACCAATTGCGATTGCAATTATCGGACAAGGTTTTGTAGGAGGGTCTTTAGCTACTATTTTTTCCGAACGAGGTTTTGATGTTTATGCTTATGATAAAGCAGGAAAGTATGCAAAAGGATCTCTACCAAGCCATGGAGATCCAGTTGCAAGTTACCCAGGATCCATTGCAGAATTAATTGGGGATAATGAGAATGGTGGAACACCGGGGTTTTCTAATGTTTATTTTGTGTGTCTTCCAACACCAATGAATGAAGATGGATCAGCCGATCTTTCTATCGTAGAAGGTGCATTAAAAGAATTGGCAGCTGTTCCTGGTGAACGAATTGCAGTAGTTAAATCAACTGTTCCACCAGGATCGACTGATCGCTGGAATAAAGAGTTTTTAGAATCTGGACTTCATGTAATTTTTAATCCAGAATTTCTAACAGAAGCAAATGCGTTAGATGATATGCGAAACCAAAGTCGTATCATTCTTGGAGGTCCACGCCCGTGGATTAATACCGTTAAGCAAGTTTTTCAAACAGCATTTCCAAAAGTTCCTCTTATTAAAACATCATCTACTACTGCTGAAATGATAAAATACGTTACTAATAACTTTTTAACTGTAAAGGTTATGTTCGCAAATGAAATGTATCAAATTTGCAATGCTTTAGATAAAGCCGGCGCCAATGTAGACTATGATAAAGTAATTGAATATGCAAAATATGACAAGAGATTAGGCGATAGTCATTGGGCAGTGCCAGGTCCAGATGGTCATCTTGGAGTAGGTGGAAGCTGCTTTTGTAAAGACATCAATGCAATGACATATGTTGCTGATCAATTGAATATTGACACGCCTGTGTTGGACGGCGCGTGGAAAAAGAACTTAGAAGTCCGTCCTGAAAGAGACTGGGAATTGCTTATAGGCCGTGCTGTCTCCACTAAAAATAACAAGTAATGAACTAACACATGCTTGCGTAATATAATTGTTTTAATGGAAGAAGATGTTAAGTTTGAGATTCTGCCTACAGGAAAACAGCATGTTTCTTTTTCAGAAGTAAAGCTTTGGAAAGAATGTTCTTATCATCACAATTTAGTTCACATCAAAAAGTTAAGTCTTTTTAAGCCTTCACCGGCGCTTGATTTTGGAACTGCTATTCACGCTTCATGTGAACACTATCTTTTAACTCGCGAAATGAAACCTGAAATTGCTTTCGACAGCATGGAAAAAGCATGGGCAACAAATTCGACGCCTGAAAATCCAGACTTTACCCAAGCTTCATTAGCAAAATCAAAATTAGAAGCCGCAACAATTCTTTCTGAACTCCCAAAATTTCTTGATGAAACATTTCCTGAATGGGAAACAATTTCTGCTGAACATCAGCTATACGAACCGATCAATAATCATCCTCATGCCTTTAAGGGGTTTATCGACGGCGTGATTAAAGCGAAAGGAAAACGTGGTGAAACAATCTATTGGGTTATCGATTGGAAATCGACCGCTCGTGGATGGTATCGAGATAAACGTTCAGATCCAATGGTAGCAGCGCAGTTAGCATTATATAAAAACTATTGGTGCCAAAAAAATCCCGAGATTCCATTTAAGGATGTTCGTTGCGGTTTCGTTCTTCTTAAGAAGTCTGCGAAACAAGGAGAGCATTGCGAGCTATTTTCAGTTCCATTAGGCGAAGTACCAATTAATCGTTCTCTTAAGGTCGTTAGTAACATGATAACTGCTGTAAAAAAAGGAATTGCTTTAAAAAATAGAGACGCTTGCACTTGGTGTGAATATAAAGATACTGAACACTGTATCTAAAAAGATTACAAGACTCAAAAAATAGTTACGATAGGATGGTAATGAGCGACAAGAAAACCATATTAATGTTAAGCGACCACCCACTCTCGACCTCGGGCGTGGGTACACAAGCCCGATGGTTGATTCATGGATTGATTAATACAGGAAAATATAGCTTCAAGTGTTTTGGCGGTGCAGTAAAACATGATGACTATAATTTAAACGTAGTCAATAAAGATTTTATTATTAAACCAACCGACGGCTTTGGAGATAGAAACTTATTAAGACAAACGTTGGTTCAACTTCGTCCAGATGCGTTAATGCTTTTTACTGACCCACGATTCTTTATTTGGGTTTGGGAAATGGCAGATGAGATTAAACAAATTTGTCCAATAACTTATTGGCATCTTTGGGACAATTATCCTTGGCCAAGTTTCAATGAAGTTCTTTATGAGTCGACGGATTTAATCAATTGTATTAATTGGCCAACTTATGAAATGGTTAAAGAACGATTTCCTGAAAAAGCGAATTACGTACCTCATGCAGTACCAAAAGAAGTCTATAAGCCACTTCCTGAAGCTAGTGTTTTAGCATTTAAGAAAAAGCTTTTAGGAGAGAATAGAGCTGATCACTTTGTAGCTGGTTATGTAAGTCGTAATGCAAGACGAAAGATGCCAGGCGATATTTTAATTTCTTGGAAGATGTTTTTAGAAAAGCTGGAAGAAAAACATGGACATCGTAAAGCTACGATGGTTATGCATACTGAACCGTTAGATCCAGAAGGACCAAACCTATATCACGTTATAGACATGTTAAACATACAAAATGATGTTATTTTTTCCAAAGATAGAACGCCGTTTGAAGATATGGCATTGTTGTATAACTCTTTCGATACTATTGTTAATCGTAGTTGTAATGAAGGATTCGGTTTACCTACACTAGAATCAATGATGTGTGGTAAACCTATCATAGCAATTAAAACGGGCGGTCTAACCAGACAAGTTGAAGACTTAGAGACAGGCGAACAATTCGGAATAGGATTAGATCCTGAAGTAAAATCATTGGTTGGGAATCAAATGGTTCCATATATCTACGAAGATTTTATTTCGCATGAAACTATGGCCAATGCGTTTATGAAGATGTACGAGTTAGGTCCTGAAGGACGTAAGGAATTAGGATCTAAGGCGATGGCACACGCTCATAAAAATTACAATATAGAAAAAACAGTTGAAACTTGGGATAAAACATTGTCAAATACAATAAACACATGGAAAAACGATAAGTTATGGTCTCACAAGGAGATTTGAAATGAAAAAAGTTGTTGTAAGAGGTCCCGCTTTAACTCAATCAGGATACGGTGTTCATTGTAGGCAAGTTGCTGCGTGGCTTTTATCCAAATCGAATGTCGACGTAAAGTTTCAAGCGCTACCTTGGGGAAACACTCCTTGGATATTAGATAAAAATGTCCAAAGAGGTTTAATAGATAAGATTACAAAGAATTCTGTAGAGCTGTCTGTGCCCGACGATAAGCGGTATGATGTTTCTTTTCAGCTACAGCTTCCTAACGAATGGGACCGGTCTATAGCAAGGTTTAATGTTGGTATGACAGCCGCAGTCGAAACTGATACGTGTAATCCAGCATGGGCCGAAGCATGCAATAAAATGAACTTAATCATAGTTCCATCGGCTCATGCAGCAAATTGTTTAAAAAATGGAGGAACAATTAATGTTCCAATTGTCGTAGTTCCCGAATCTTTTTGCGATGAAATATTAGAAGAAACCAATGATCAATTGCCAGATTTTTCTACGAACTTTAATTTCTTAATATTTGGTCAAATCACTGGCGACAATTCGCTTAATGATCGTAAAAATATCATACTTACGATTAAGTGGCTTTGCGAAGTTTTTAAGAACGATAAAGATGTTGGTATAGTAATAAAAACAAATCTTGGTCGTAATACGGCGATAGATAAACGTCGTACAGAACAATTGATAAATACTGTGGTTAAACAATGTAGACATGGAGATTTTCCTAAAGTACATTTATTGCATGGTGAGATGTCAAATTCTGAAGTTGCTACGCTTTATAAACATAAGCAAATAAAGGCACTCGTATCTTTGACCCGAGGCGAAGGTTATGGTTTGCCGATTCTTGAAGCCGCAGCCAGCGGTTTACCTGTAATAGCGACAGGATGGTCTGGTCACACTGAGTTCCTTAAACATGGAAAGTATATTTCGATATCGTATGATCTAAAGCAAATACATGCATCTAGGGTTGATAATCAAATATTCGTTCCTCATGCGAAATGGGCAGAAGTAATTGAGGAAGATGTTAAGAAAAAATTAATAAAGTTTCGAAACAACCCTACGATTCCTTGCGAATGGGCAGTAGAATTAGCTTCTGTTATAAAACAGAAGTATTCTTCTGAGGCTATATTCAAAACTTATGATGAGGTGACTAAAGAAATAATATGATTATTTTGATTTTTGTTTCGTTGATCGTTTCTATAGCTTCATTTTATGCTCTTTATTATAGTGTAAAAAGAAACTTCGAACTTATCGATTTGCTAGAAGAAACTAACGAACAAATTGATAAAGCCATAGAAACGTTAGACGATTGTTATAAAAGAATAGATAAAAAAGCTAAGCTAGAATTATTCTCGAACGAACCTGCAGTTCGCGAATTAGTCGAAGACATGAAGATGGCCCGCTCCGCGATTCTATTAATTTCTGAAAAACTAACTGGAGATAAAAATGAAGAGCGCCTCGCCGCGGCCGCGCAAGAAAGTTAACGACGATGATAAGAAAAAACAAAAAAGAACAAGATAAGAAACTCGATGAAAAATCTTGTTCTGTAAACATTGTAGACGTTGTAGATGCTGTAGATGCTGTAGTCGTAGTGCAAGAAAAAGAGCAAAAAGAAAAAATAAAAAAAGTAGATCCTGCAAAGCTATATTTTAATGCAGATACACAACGTGCCATCGTCGAATTTCAATCTACCGAAGATCGTGTCGTTCGTGAACGACTTTACGTATTGGAGATAATGCCAGCTTTTCAAAAGTTGGTAGAAAATCTTATTAATATTCATAAATTTGCAGGATTACACGACTCGTATGATGATCTAAGAAATGATTGTATTAATTTTTTATTTGAAACTATTTGTAAGTTTGACGACTCCCGTGGAACAAATGCGTTTTCTTATTTTAACGTCGTAGCTAAAAACTGGTTGATAATAAAGTCTAAACAGAAATCTCAAAAATCTAAAAAGAATGTTAGCCTAGACGATCTTAGTCTTCTTTCGGCTCATGAAAAAAATATACTTGAAGAACATAACGTTTTGCCTTCGCAAGATTTGTTTTTAGATAGTTTAATATCATCTAAATCAATAGGCGTCTTACTATGCGATATTAGGGAAAAGTTGCGAACAGAAAATGAATTAACGTGCATTAATTCTATCATAACGATATTTCAAAATATAGAAGATATAGATTTATTAAATAAAAATGCAATATTGTTATATATGAGAGAATTGTCTGGGCTTAGTCCAAAACAATTGACAACGACAATGCAAGTTATAAAAAAACATTATAAAAAAATTAAAAACGAACAAAGAAATGAGTTGTGAGTGGAAACGTCGCTAGAAAATTCCGAACTTAAACTAGAAACCAAAGTAAGAGATTTTTCCAGTTTGCTAGATCAAATAGACGGTTTATCAGATAAAAAGAAAAAACTTTGGAAAGAAATATATGAGAACGCTATTTGTGATAGACAAAATGCTTATGTTCTATTCGCAAAACTAGTCAACATCGTCGAGGACAAAAGTTCAGAACATGCGGTGCACGGTAAATCGTTATCTTCTTATATAGAAAAGATGAGTAAAGCCAACGATCAATTAATTAAGTTAGCTGAACTTATCTCAAGAAATGAAAAGACGAATGACGAGATAGACTCGGACGAAATGTTTAAAAAGATAAACGGATAGTATGTCGCTATTTAATAATACAAAACCTGGTAACATGATCTCTCGCCTCGGTGAAGGCGGAATATCAAGAGTTACAAATCAGATTAAAGATGCGATTGATCCGCCTCAACCAACTTTTAAACGTATGATAGTCTTGGACGTTATTCACGATCCGCAAATAATAGACGACAATAAAATAAGCTATTGGGAAAACGTAATTAGGGTTACAAATTCTAGATTTGCTAAAATGTTGCCTCGCAATTCTGTTATTGCGCAACCTGCGACCATCTCGTCCACGCGTATTTCTCAACCAATGTTTTTGTTGCCTTTTTTCCCCTCGCATCTAGCCTTGCCATGCAAACCAGGAGAAATGGTTTGGACAATGTTTGAAGATCCAAATGCAGAAATTAAAGAAATGGGATATTGGTTTTGTAGAATTTCAGAACCTCATTTTATAGATGACGTAAATCATACGCATCATGCTATGCAGCTTGATCAATCTCTAAAAGCTTCTATAAAAAAGAATATGCAGGGAGAAGCCGGTACAGGTCCTGTTTATGAATTAAGAAATGGAAAAACTATAAGTACCAAAGATGGTGTTAGAACAACAATTATCGATTCAAAATTAATACAAACAGATGATGAATCAGTATTCGAAAAATTAATAACAAATTCAGATGCTGCACAAATTATTCAATACGAAGCGATTCCAAGATTTAGAAAACGACCAGGCGATATTGCCTTAGAAGGTAGCAACAATACACTAATAGTCTTAGGAACTGATCGCACTGGTGAGGCTGCAAAAATTTCGTTAGACGCGTCACAACCGGGTAGAGGAATATTACCAGATCGTACATTTGATTTTTTTGGATACTCAGGTGCTATCGATCTTGTCGCAGGAAGAGGAATGACACCTACGACTGGCGGCACCTCCGCAATAACAAAAAAAATTAGCGATGGACAAGAACTAAAAAAAGAACTTTTAAAAATACCGGACGAATTGTCACCCGCCGAAGGAGATCCAGACTTTACACAAGATCGTAGCAGAATACTGATATCGCAAAGAACTCTCCCAGACGCAAACTTTGGTCTAAAAGACTACATAAGCAAAAAATTATCAATATCTGATACCGCATCTGGCGATGCTGGCATCGTAATAAAGTCGGATAAAATTAGAATCATAGCTCGTTCTGATATTTCTTTCATAGTTACAAACTTCGAAGATCTACAAGTCGCAGAACAAACAGTAAAATCTGGTTCATCAGATACAGCAAAGTGGGCGTCAATTACTATAAGAGCTAATGGCGATATAATTTTTACCCCTAGCGACAAAGGTTATATCAAATTAGGCGGAGACGATGCAAAACAGGCTATCGTTTGTACAGCAAATCCAGCCACCACGACTGAAGGATCAGTCACATCGTTGCCGATTGCTTCAACGTCAGGAGGATTTATTGGTACAACAGGTGGCAACGCCGATGCCTCAGCAACAAAATTGTCTTCAGCTCCTGATTTAGGAACTTTTTCGAAAAAAGTTTTAATTAAATAGCATGGGCGTTTTAGATGATATTGGCGTTTTAGAAAAAGGAGGAGTACTTTCTACAAGCGCTTTTTCTGGTTTTGTTAATGACGTAAAAAAAAGATTAACAACAGGCAAAGGCATTTTTAAATCGCCGACTATCGGCAAACAAGCTGATCCAATAGAAAATTTTAATCTTGCAAAAATAGAAGATCCACTTTTGTTTCCAGATTTTCATAGAATTTGGAAAGATAGATACACAAAAACAGTTCAACAATTAAATGTCGTAGGTGCATTTAATTCTGTTCCTAAGATTCCGGCGGCGCCGTTAATAGACCCCACTGCGTTAGCTAAAATAATGGGCGCGCCGTCGCCACCACCTGCAAAGTTTCCTGACGTGCTGCTCGAGATGCAAGGATTGTCTGCTCCTGGAAACAACCTACCACCTCCTACCATCAAGGATGTTATTGTACTCCCCCAACCCAACATAAATACTGCAATATTTTTTGATAAATATTTAAAAGGGTTAGATCCGCTCGACCCTAAAATAATACCAAAACTGATAGCCGCGCTCAATAAAGAGCCGGCCAAGATAAGTCCTAAACGACCTAATCCATTAACAAAAAAACACGGTTATATTGAACAACACGATTTTGAAAATGCTGTATATGCTGCTCAAATAAACGCGCATGCACAATTAATGATTCGCGCAGCAGACCCAACGTTTTTGCCTATGTTAATAGCGCAAATGGCATCTGGACAAAATGAGATGCTTCTTACTGAAGTATATGCTTTAGTCGCCCAATACCAACCGACACAAATGGCTACAAGCGTATTTGAGCTTGCAGCACAAGAAGTGCTAATGCAACATCAGGTAAAGTTGCAGTGTATCGCTCTCCTAGGACAAAATATAGGCAGCGGTGAAGTAATAAAGGCGCTTGCAGCTACTCCTGAAGATCAAGGCGGATTAGGTCTATTGAATATGTCAAAATCCAAAAGTGACCAAATACCTGGCGACGAGAAGCCGGCATACGCGAGTGATGCAAACGCAGGATCGACTGTATCTTCTCCTACGCTTTCAGGCGGTGGGTCGCAGGCAACGACCACGGGAGATCAAAATCCTTTTATGCAAGGCCAGTCTGTACAAGATGAAATACCACCAGGACCTACTCCTACAAGCGAGACGACTTATGGAGGTGGCAACACAATAGGAGGAGACACTCCCCCAGATGAATATCCTCCTGCAGCTAGCACAAGTCCTGACGCACCATCGCAACAACCATCAGGATTTGGATTTGGAGGACAACCTGATGAATCACCACCTGCCGAAGGTCAAGCGGGTTCTTCGAATCAAAACGCCCAAAACTCCGGCGCATCATCAACACAACAACAATCACCATTTGGGTTTGAACCACCGGATGAAGTACAACCTTCTGGTGTACAAGGTAACGGAGGCAGTTCTCAATCTAACGTTTCTCCATGGGCTAGCCCGCCTGCAGACGATTATCCTACTCAAGGAAATCAAGGTCAAACTTCTCCGCCTGGCGCAGGTGGTGGCTGGGGCGGCGCGCCGGCAGACGAAGGTTCAATATCACAAGAGCCTGCGAAACTACCACAAGAAGCACCCGAAGGTGGTCAAACGGGGGAAATAGAAAACCCGTCAGATCCTGCTCAAGACCCCGATGTACCGTTAGAGCCGGTACCAATTATCTCTTCAGACAAAATGGAGGTTCCTCCTGGGCCCACGGGGAGTGCCAATTCTTCTAATGACGATGACGACGAATATGCGAGTCCTGCTGGCGGCAAAAGTAGTAAAAGCGGAATGAAACCGTCAGGCAAAATCAGACAAAGACTTAAAGACCTAATCGAAGGCGGAGATTCTTGCGATGGATGCTTAGGACCATTACCCAACTGGAGCAAGGATCATGGCGCGCCGAACACAAAGAATCAAATCAACTTTGTAGGCTACGCGCAAGGTGCATCAAGCCCCAAGTGGAAAGACCCAATTCGAGGCGCCGATGGCATCATCGGCGCTGGCTTTGGCGACAAAGAGACAATCCAGAAGCTGCTTGACTCACCAAATAAGGGCAACCCCGTTCAAGCTGTTCCGACTTCTTGTGGACAATTGTCTAGTTGGATATTCAATAATTTAGTAGGTACTGGAACAAAACAGATAACATTTATTGTTAACGAAGGTAATGACAACAGACAGACAACGAATTCGACCTTCGCCCATGGCCAAAACTCGTATGGTCGAAATAATAGCGTAAAGCTTGGAGGGACAGGCTTCGAATTCGTATATCTTGGCGCCACGCTCGGCGCGTGGACAAGCATGTTTAAAACCGAAGACCTTGTTAATAGGACGCCAAGATATGGAGATGTTTATCTCACTTGCGAAGGGTCCGGCGGCGGAGGGCCAGGCACCATCCGCCACACAGGTGTTATAGTAGAATGGCGTCCTGACGAAGGTTGGTTTGGTACCGCCGACGCCGGTCAAGGCAATATGGGATCCGCCGTCGGGGGGTCGGCGAGGGACGCGACGCAAGGTATGGCGTATACTATAAGACTGTTACGTCTCGATGCACCGGGGACATCATACTTCGTCACGGCAGAAGGTCACCAAGCCAAGGCACCTGTCTATTTGGCAGGATTTATGAATATGCAAGTTTTTATTGAAAAAATCAAATCTTATGGCGGTGCAGTATGGGGCGAGGATAACAAGAATAAACCTACGTGGATACCTGGGTAGATTTGATCTTATAGGAAAGTTACTATCCTTAACGAATAGTTCTAGTGGTATTGTAGTAAGTAAGTAGGTTTCATTTTAACAAATTAGCATAGATAGAACTGTATGGCGACGATAAATTTTAAAAGCGTAGGTACAACAGGTAAAAAGCTCATTGAGAGTAATTTAATGCCTAGTTTAAAGCCTATTGGAATAAAGACGCCATTAAAATTAGGTAAAAAATACGGAATATTTGACATGTATACGAACATGTCAGATACAATCCATGATAACTTAAGAAATCTTATACTCACAAATTGGGGCGAAAGATTAGGACTTTATTATTTCGGTGCTAATTTGAAACCGTTAGTTACTGAGTATTCGGTTCAAGAACAATTCGATTCAGAGGCTGTAATTAGAATAAAAACAGCTGCTAGCTCATGGATGCCATACATAAATTTAATTGATTATGTATCGGATTTTGAAAGTTTCACGAGTCTTTCGTCGGTTGCACATATGAAAATATTGATAACCTATTCAGTTCCGCAATTAGCGGTTGAAGATCGTCAGTTACGAGTTAATTTATTCGTATTATAATGGAAAATTAAGAAAATGGCCACTGACCCTAAAAAAATCACAAAAGAGATAAGACAACGTCGTTATTTGGCTCGCGACTTCGATTCGTTTCGTCAAACGTTGTTAGATTATGCTCGTCAATATTATCCAGATCGTATTCAGGACTTTTCTGAAGCCTCTATAGGCGGTTTGTTTTTAGACATGGCTGCGTACGTTGGTGACAATCTATCGTTTTATTTGGATCATCTTTATGGAGAGTTAAATCCAGAAACTGCAGTTGAGAATGGCAGTATCGAGCGGGCCCTTCGAAGTTCTGGCGTGGCCATTGCTGGCTCGGCACCTGCGTCTGTCAACGTCACTGTGTATATAGAGGTGATGACAGCAAATTCTGGCGATGATGGTCCTGACATAAGTCTTTTGCCCGTGATTAAAGAAGGTTGTCTTTTTACAAGTGACAGTGGTATACCCTTTACGCTGGTCGATGATATAAAGTTTATAATAGATCCTGATGAAAATGGCGAATATACTATAAATCCAGCAGTGAAAAAGAAGATTGGACGTCGAAGAACAGACGGTGCTATAGTAAGTTATTTTCTTTCGCTAGATGGACTTTGCGTTTCAGGTAGAGAAACGCGACAAGTTGTTTCTGTCGGCGGATTTATCCCGTTTCGAAAGATTCAATTAGCACAATCAAATATTACAGAAATAGTGAATGTATATGACGATTATGGCAATACATATTATGAAGTTGGCGCGCTATCACACGATGTAGTCTATAGAAATGTATTGAATTCGTCCTATGATAGTAGTCTTGTAAAAGACGGACTAAGAGTCGTTCACGCGCCATATAGATTCACTAAATTAACAGATTTAGCCACGCGAAAAACGATATTGGTCTTCGGAGGTGGTTCGGCAGCTTCGCTCGAAGATGATGTCATTCCAGATCCGACAGAGTTTGCATTGCCATTGCCATACTCAAAAACGATTAAAAGAACTTCCTTAAATCCTGAAAAGTTATTAACGACAAATACGCTTGGCGTAATTTCTTCTGATACTAATATAACAATTACGTACAGACACGGTGGAGGCTTAAGTCACAATATTTCTCCAAATTCGTTAACAACTATTACAAGTCTAACGATGGATTTTCCAAAAAACCCCTCTAATGCCGATGCTGTTAAAGTTAGAAACTCTATAGAAATAGGTAATACCATGATGGCTTCTGGCGGTGAAGACGCGCTATCTTCAAGAGAATTAATCGCCTTAATTCCTGCAGTGAAAAACTCGCAAGAAAGAATAGTGACAAAAGAAGATTTGTTGGCCCGCGTATATACGATGCCATCTAACTTAGGAAGAGTATTTAGAGCATCTATAGCTGCGAATCCGAATAATCCGCTTTCTACGCAATTGTTTATTATATCGCGAGATAATAATCAAAGACTTATCATGTCGCCTGATAGTTTAAAAATAAATTTAAGAAAATATCTTAATTCCTATAGAATGATATCTGACGCAATTGATGTCCTAGACGCGCAAGTTGTCGACCTACAACTAAAATTTACTGTTGTAGTTGACCCTTCGTTGAATAGAACATCGGTGCTCTCTGTAGTTTTAACTAAGCTTCAAAGACAGTTTGAGATTAGAAAAATGTATATAGACCAGCCGCTTATTATATCCGATATAACTAACACGATTTATTCGACACAAGGCGTTGTGGCTGTTGACTCAGTAGAGCTAGCTAACATTTCTGGCGTTGTTGATAATAGAGTTTATAGCGATGTCTTTTATGATGTAAAAAGCAATACGAAACGCCAGATGTTGTTCCCGCCGATGGGAGGAATATTTGAAATAAGATATCCTGATGTCGATATCATAGCTAAGGTGGTGACCTGATGTTCCGTATATTAAAGGCTAATAAAGACACATATATTACTAACAAGTATGTAGATAGCGTTCAAGCAAAAAGCGGTAACGTTGGTACTGCAGGAACGGTGGATCTTTTTAAGTTGTATGGAATTACTAATATTGATGGTACACCTCAAAGCGAGCTATCACGAATTTTAATACACTTTGATTTGGATCCGCTTATAGATCTAGTAGACAAAGGAAAAATTGATATTTCGCATTCAAGTTTTAAGTGTCACTTAAATTTAAAAGACGTATATGGAGGACAAACGACACCTAACAATTTTGTGGTAAACGTTTTCCCATTATCTGCGTCGTTTGATGAAGGCTTAGGTAAGGACACATCATATTATGTAGACGAAGATATTGCAAACTTTTTTTCAGCATCTAGGACAGCTAAATGGTTTGGAGAAGGATGCACTTTAGCATGTTTTTCAACTGGTAGCGGAGACTATATAACAAGTTCTGTCACGATTAATGACACGCGTGTTTCTCAAACATTTATAACGGGAGAAGAAAACCTGTTCGTTGATGTAACTAGGATAGTATCTGCAACATTAAAAGGAGATCTACCTGATACAGGATATCGAATTTCTTTTAACGATGCTATCGAGACTGACACTTACACTTACTTCGTTAAAAGATTCGCATCCAGACATGCGTATGATGAAACCAAACACCCGCAACTGTTCGTTAAATTCGATGACTCTATATTTGATGAAACATCAAACTTGCGAATTGATCTGCCTGTTTCTTCAAGCATATTTCTTTATAACTATGTTCATGGTCAATTAACAAATTTAGTTTCTGCCTCGAACCACGTTACTGGAAGTAATTGTATTTTGTTAGAACTCAAAACAGAGGCTTCAGGCGTCGGTGCTTATTCGCTATTTTTTACTGGGTCGCAACATTATTTTGGCACGCTACCTGTTGCAGGAATATATTCTGCATCTATATCGATACCATTAACAAACGCTAATATCAAAGCGAGTTATTTACAAACAGGTTCTATTAGCTTTGTGCCTGTATGGAGTTCTATCGATCGAAAGCTAGCATATGTAACAGGATCTAGTATCATTGCATACGCGCCTGATAGAACTAACAGTAAATTAAATCCGCGAAAATATACGGTTAACGTATTGGGAATAAATAGCGATTACACAGAAGAAGAAGAAGTTTCTTTAAGAGTAAATATTTTTGACGAAAACAGTCCAATAATTAAAGCCGTTAGATTGCCACATGAACTACCCGGATTAGTGTTGAAGAACTCTTATTACGCTATTAGAAATTCAATAACTAATGAATATGTTATACCTTTCGACACTATAACAAATTCTACAAAGTTAAGTAGCGATTCTAAGGGCATGTATTTTAATTTTAATACGACGGCGCTGACGTCTCAACGATCATATACAGTCGATATAATGACTATAGTTGATGGTCAACAACAGAAATATCTAAACGCTTCTCCTACGTTTAGAATAATAAAAATCTAGGCTTTAATCGATTATGATTACAAAAAAAAATTATATACAAGCGTCGTCATTTATCAAAGCCGCGTTGACCGAAACCAGGCCAGTACAACTAACGTTTAAAGACTTGTTACATACCAACATCGAGAGTACATCGTCTTTTCAATATGACCCGTTAGATTATCCTATAAAAAGTACGCAACAGCTTAACATCGATTGGTCGAAATTCGAAGAACACACTTTCTTTCAATCAGCAGAAGTAAAAACTAATATTGCGTTCGATCAAATCATCAATGGGTTTCCTTTTGATGGTACAAGAATTGAAGTAGAAAGATTTTTTGAAAAGCTAACAGGATATGAAAAGTGGATATATGATCAATTCCCAAAATTTGCAGGACAGCTGCACTTTTCAGGTACTCAAGTAGGGGAAAATCCATTAAACGGGTATGCAGCAGGTCGAGGTTCACGTGTCGAAGTTAAGGATTCTGCAGGATGGATGTTTCCTGAAATATCAAAAAACGATTCAGGCGCCGCTGTGTTAAATCCGCCTATCGATAAATCATTCACAATCGAAACGCATATATTCGTTCCTAATCAAAGCAATGATAGACAAGTTGTTTTTCAAAAGTTGTCTTCAAATAAAAGTCAAGGTTTTACTTTTTACTTAGAACCTTCAACTAACTCTTATGTAACTGGCACTTTTTGTATAGTTTCTGGCGGCGTTAGCAATTTTGTAGATTGCATTTTCGCTAAAGGAGAATTTAACCATCTATGCATGTCTTTAAATCGAGAAGCAGGAGATAACTATCTACAAGTTTTTGTTAATGAACAACTACGAAATGAAAGTAAAAAGCAAAAAGTCATTAAAGAATTTACTGACACTTCTTCTTTAATCATCGGTTCAGGCTCTTCTTTTTATGTAGACAACGTCTACAAAACGCCTGAACAAACATTTAGTGGAACGTTAGACGAATTTAGAATTTTCCACGCGTATAGAACTATTCAACAGCAACGAGCCTATTCGTCTAAAGGTCTGTACTCATCAGAATATTTGAAGCTATATTTTAGATTTAATGAACCATCGTCTTCTTTGTCTTCAAATCCTAGTGACACAGTTAATTCTATCGTTTTGGATAGTTCGGGAAATTCGCTTCATGGACTTATCGAAAACTTTGACGTGTCGTTAAGACAATCTACAGCCAGTGATTCTTTAAGTTTAATGACGGCAGAAAGACCTGAATTTAAAACTGTACTGTTTCCATACAATCCTGACATAATATCGTTAAATGAGACGCTACTATTTTCTGCTAGCGTATATGACGAAGCTAATCCAAACTTAATTACGAAATTAATTCCGAGACATTATCTTCATGAAGGCGGAGAAGTTGAAGGATTAAAACGTACTGAAATAGAAGGAACCATTGGCACTTCTTATGGTGGAGAAGGAATACCTGGACAAGGCCAATTAGGCTCATCACAAATAATACTGACGTTTCTATACATCTGGGCAAAGTTTTTTGATGATATAAAAATGTTTGTCGACGCGTTTGGCACGCTGAAAACAGTCGATTATGCGCTGCCAGGTACCATGCCAGATAATTTCTTAAATAGCTTTGCAAATTCATATGGCGTATTTTTGCCTCCATTTTTTAACGATGCTAGCATGCTTCAATACATCGATGGAGAGGACATTAGCAAAAGCGAATTGTCAACTTCAACGCTTAAACAAATACAATCTAATTTATTGCGACGCATCTTAGTGAATATGCCTGACATTCTAAAGTCCAAAGGCACGCAGCATAGTATTAGATCTTATTTAAGGTCAGTGGGAATAGATCCTGACAATAGTGTTAGAATAAGAGAATTCGGTGGTCCTTCTTTAAATCAATTCGGTATAAGTAGAGAGAAAAGAACCGAATATTCTTCTGCGGTAGATTTTCAAACTGCATCATTGGTAACAACATCGTTTCTTTCTGCTTCAAGAGTAGAACCTGGATTTCCTTATGCTGTTGGTCCGTTTAGCGAAGGTGTGTCTACAAATAATAGCGATGGTTTATTGACGTCAGGTTCTTGGACATACGAAGGTTGCTATCGATATACTGCAAAAAGCTTAAAAAAATTCGGCGGCTCATTGCAGTCTCTTGCAAGACTAGAAGTAACTGGATCAGCAGCAACCATACGACCAGGTGTTATTCTTAATCTTGTAGCTTCTAGTTCATTAATCGCTTATATTCGACCAGGTATGTCTTCAACTTCGCCTACGTTACAATTGACTTTACCTGTTAATATACTTAATGGAGAAAAGTGGAATGTGTCAGTCGGTTGTTATCGTAATGATTCAATAAAGAGCACTGTGTCTTCATCTTATTTTCTTAGAGCCGGAACACAAAATGATGGCGATATTTCGAAGACATATACAACGTCTTCTTTCTTTTATGAAACACCATCTGGCGAAGCTAACGCTTTTAGAGTACTGTCTTCGACGAATAACGCCTCAGGTTCAAGAATAGCAATAGGAAAAAACAGCAGCATTCCCGAAGGAAACATGGGTTATTTATATCTTAATAACACCGTTGCCGCCATCGCTGATGCTCGCGAAACCGAATGCGTCGGGCAAGTCAGTAACGTTCGCTTTTGGTCAAAAGGACTAACGGAATCTGAATGGAGAGAGCATATTAGAAACCCGAAGTCTGTCGGCGTAGACGATGCTTTAACGAATTACAATTATGTAACTGCTAAAACTGGTTCATTTGAAAAATTACGTTTAAGTACTTTAGAAAAGCAAACCGCTAGAACAGCTTCTTTATCTGGTGAAATAATATTTAACGACTTTAGCGAAAACGGCATTAATGTAATTGGTTCACAATTCGTCGCTGCTCAACAAGTATTTGTAGGCGATATTTACGGATACAGTTACTTATCTCCGTATTTTGATGAATACTCTTCCACAGAAAAGATTCGAATTAGAGGATTTAACGAGCTAGAATATCTCAAGGACGCGCCTTACGCTACGATAGGTCCTGCATACGAACTTCCTCCAGGAGAAACTCCTCAAGACGATGTCAGATTCTCGATAGAGTTTTCATTAATAGATGCGCTAAACAAAGATATCATTAATATGTTCGCAAATCACGATGTCCTGGCAACAGCTATAGGCGCTCCTGAATTGATGTTCTCACCAGATTATCCTGATTTGGAAAAATTACGAGACATTTATTTTAATCGACTAAAAGATAAAATGAACTTTAGAAACTTCTTTGAGTTCTATAAATGGTTCGATTTATCAATGAGTAATTTCATAGAGCAACTTATTCCAAGAAAAACAAGATTTAAAGGAATGAATTTTGTAATAGAATCTCATATTCTAGAACGCCACAAAGTGGAATATAAGTCAAATGAAATTTATTTAGGTGATTCAGGTCTTCGTAGTCGTCTTAAGGACGTTCTACTAGCGCAGCAGGTCGTAGGAACTATAAATAGATTTTAATAAAGCGTAATAACCATGGCCTTATTTTCAAAGAATTTTTATTCATCGATCCAGCAGTATAGCGCGCTAGAAAAGCGAGCCTTTATCGAGGCGCCCCTTATCTATGACACGGTGATTGGTGTAAACTCCTCCAGTATTAATACTTCGGGGTTCGACGCCTATAGACAAGGTGTAGAAATTACTTTAGAAAAACATTCTGTTGGTTCTTTTAAAATAACCGCCGGAACGCCTGGTCATATTATCAAACCTGTTTGTTACGGTATTAATGATTTAGACATTATCTCGACAGGCTCTTTCGTTGAGATGGATTATTTTAAACCTATTAATTACGTGCTATTACAGGAATCCATCAAAGCGCCCATAGTCGTTTCTGATAATAATCAAGCAGAAAATTATATCTTAAATGGCATCATCGAACCTTTAACAATCCGTTCCGTTATTTCTTTTTTCTCCATAGAGTTTCCTTATGAATCTCACGCTTTTCGTGCAGATATGATGGCCGGTAATCAAGAACACTTTAAACGTTCTAGTGATAGAATTTTAACTATAGACTATACACCTAAAAAACTTGTTCCACTAAAGACATTAGCTTCAGGGACGGTATCTAGACGAGCGTTTGTTAATAACGAATTATTCCTCGACGCGTTCGAAGTCATACATTCAGGTTCATCCATCGCCCGCCAAAGCATGGGTTTCTTAGACGATCAACACAACTATATAGATAGCTTCGTTGATGGTGCTACTTACGATTATTTAAAAAATCTAGGAATTACTGTTGCAACCCATGGTGAAGACATGGTGAGGGTTTTTCAAATAATGACGGGCTCCACAGACAACTACGTACCGCCTGGTAAAAAATCTGCGACATGTGGTTTTATATATGATAATATAGGGAATGTAGGAACTGACTCGATCGCCTTTGGAGGCATGACATACTGAAATGGCAACGACTAAAGCACTGCGCGCTCGAGCGCCTCGTAAGACAGAAAATTACGTTGCGTCAATTAAGCGATTGTTTGGAGATCCACAAACAGTGCCAGATAAACAATTTCTGGCAGGGAAATATATCATTTCTGGTACTAATCTAATAACTCCGAGTGCAAATGAAGAAGCTTATTCCATCGTAGAACCGATCGGATTCGGAATAGAAATAAACGGTAAAACGTATACAGAGTTTTCTGTCGCCATGGCAGGCTGGATATTTTTAAGAGACCCAGCAGGTGGTTCGACAGCCGTCGACTTTTGGACCGATATCTTAAACGGATTTACTAACATTTACGATAATAACTCGATAAGCGCCTCGTTTTCTTATAATCACATTTTTTTACCTATTTGGTTCGACAGAAATCATAGTCCTGGCAGCACTGTCGCCGCGATCAAAGCATTTGATGCTTCTTCAACAATAACTGACAACATACAGGCTAACATCGAAGCAGGAATTGATACTGATCAATGGCCATATGATTCGCTAGATTATGGTGTACGTTATGTTAACTATTATGATAGCAATAAGGGTAAATGTTTGCTGGTTAGATGGACAGCTTCACAAAGATTTTATAATCATAGACTAAAGTTTGAGATTGCATTATTCGAAAATGGCGTAATCGAATATCGTTATTGGCCGTTAAAAAAGTTTAAGTCTCCTTATCCTGCTGCAGCAGCCGCTTCGTCGGCCACGGTAGGCGTATTTTGGCATGAATCAGGAAAGTCTTATCAGTGGCGAGATTTTGCGCCACTTTTAGGTTATCAATTAGGCCAAAGAAATATGTCGCAACTCGGTGGCGCAACTTATTCGACCACGTACACTGACAACTCCGCGGTGTATGCTAATAGACTTAGTGCGACTGAGTGGCCCAAGAATGGCGCGATTATAACCTATACCCCACCTGTAAATCCAGGTAAGTTTTTGCCTAGAAAGATCTCTTCTCTTATTGGCACGACAAGACATCTAGCTCCTAATAGCGGATTGTTTGATGATAGAAAAACAATTAACTTTTATTCTGGCAGCGCAACTCGCACAGTAAATATGCCTTCCACGATACCATCTAGATTATTAGGCGACACAAGCGGAGATGTGAACATTTCTTTGAGACAGCTATTGTTTACATCTGGTAGTTTAGAAATCCACGGTGCGATGAAAAAAAGCGTTATTGACTCAAATCTCGAAATATTAAATGTTCTAGACGTTTTACAAAAACCATTCAATAATTCTTTTAACGAATCTCAAAAAAATTATCAAGAAACTGCATCAACGTCAAGTTTCTATATGACAGGATCGGCCCTCGAAATTTTCGGAGACGGTTTTACCGCGCCGCTTAAATCAAAAACGCAATTTCACTTTTCTTTGCCAGTGACAAAACAAGTCACGATGCCTTCGCTCACGTCATCGCTTTATTATTACGATTCGAATAGAAAAACGTGGACAATGGTTGATTCAAGCGGTTATAGAAATCCTGAAAGAATTTTTTCTGAATTTGACAATATCACCTATGCTGATAGCTATAACACCGATTTCACAACTATATATCGAGTTGTAGAGACCTCGAGAGGTTTCGATTCGGTCGGTAGAAAATTAGTTTCTGGTTCTAATGTAAGCGACTTTGCTTATAATAACGCCGGTTCCGGTGCACTAACGTTTCAAAGCTCCGACGCGTTAGGAGCGATTGTCAATGATTACAATAATGTGCTACCGCAATTGAGAAGCAATGTTACTCCTATCTCACGAGACTACAATAATTCTATAACTGATAATCCTGCATTTTTCCCAACGACCGATCAAACGTTTAGCTTTCCTGTTGAAGAGGCTTTTTTAGTAGAAAAGATCGTTGTTGATATACCGTTATATATAAACGGCGCGTGGTTTAATGATTTGACGACGTGCGTTCGCCCTCATGCACATTTTACAGGCGCAATAGCAAACGATCCCCAAGCAATTGGAAGATTTTTAGGTCCTATAGATTTTGGCGGACCTGGTATCACATTCGCATTAATGTGTGGAAGAAGAGGCGAAAACAATACGTACTTGGATCTAATAGCATCAGGCACGATTACACACATGAATGATGCAATAGCAGATGTAATATTAAAAAAGGATCCTAGCGCGCACTATCACAGTATGCGTCCTACGGGTTTTCTTTCGTTTTCTAATCCGACTTATATTATTTCTGGTAGTAATAATATTTTTGAAGGAACTGTCAAACTCGAGATGGAAGCTTCTGTAGCAGGCGGCCTAACATTCGCTAGAAATGACAGGTCACTTTTGTCAGCTTCAGCTGATCCATTCGATCCTGATGAGTATGACTATCTAGTTAGCAATAGAAATAAAGCGATAGAACTGTTAACAACAAAATCAATTCTCACTGATGGTGGAGTTGCCTTTAACACCTATGATCGACTTAGAACAACATTAGGTGACTATCTAACAAGAACTCCGCGCGTTTATCTACAACAAGTAAGTCCTTTATCCCGCGGCTCTGCAAAATTTAATTTCAATGGTAATTCAATATTAGGCGGAAATATAGCTAGTTTTAATCTAGAACCTGTCGTAAAAAATCCGCTATATTCTGGTTACGCTACATCTGCTGAGCTATCAGCAAAATACACTGACCAAATTAATAGTGCGAGTTTTGGTTTCGATGCAGTTTCTATTTACTCTACAGTAGATAGTCGTCCTGCGCCATATTTGATATTACCTGGTGACAAACTTACAATTTCCATGTCGAAAACTAGACCTGTGATTCATAAGGCTGTCGATACAGGCGATGGCTTTGTGAATTTCGGTGCACGCTACGAAACATATATATTGACAGGCAGTCATGGAACTGTTATGTTGAATACAGGTTCTATTAATATAACAGTCTATGGTAGCTATATCCAGGAAGGCATGGAATATCACCCATGAGTCACTACGTAAATTCAGAATCGATATTTAGTGTTATTGGTGACTATCCTATAGTTGATCAATATGATATTTTATATTCAAATCTGCAAGCAGGTTCAACTTATGACAACTATGTTACGGGATCATTGTTAGCCAAAGTAAACGTGCTTGGAAGAACCGTGTATGTTCAAGGCGAAAGAGGACTGGCATTTAGTAAACTCACCGTCGACCGTGATGCAAGACCTTCAGCGTTATTAACAAGCCAGAAGGCTTCATATAATTTGCAACCTTGGCGTGAGCGCGCAGGGACAATAAGAAACGTTAAACTATTTTCGACTGACGAAAGATTCTTCGACTCGCTAATACCTTCATTAATAGAGACTTTTAAAAAGCTCGACGGACAAATATTTAAACTAGATCTCAGGATACCATCTAGTCTTGGCGAGCATAATGTTGTTGTATTCGATAATGATCCATTTAATCCATTTGAAGAACTCGTTGGCGCATCGCCTATAGGTTTTGAAGCTTCATTTCCATTCGAACCTATGTTCTCTGGAATAAAAAGGAGTAAAACAATTGCGGAGTCATTCTCTTCAAAAATGGAATGGACGTCGTCGTCGGGCCTAAGCACAATGTCAAGCATCGCCGAATTTAAAACCAGAAATTTGCTAATTGTAGAACTAAATTCTGGATCAAATTTCGCTACGCCATATTCATATGATGCTAATTATTGGCTTGGAGATCTTAGATATACTCTTTTTGGTAACGGAACACCAGCAATAGATGCTTCAAAAATATTATTTGGATTTGGAGACAGAAGCTCGATTAAGAGCAAAGTCTCACCCTTCACAGGTTTATCGCATATTACCGGAAGAAGAAACTTAGTCGAACGCCGCCTGACGGCCAATGTAGCGTCGGCCTACTATTTTTCGTTAAGCCCAATCATCCGCGGATGGAAGTACGGATTAATCGATGGCAATCCTTGTTATACGAACTGTTTATATCGGCGTGATCGATATGGACAGTTTAGAGATATGCTTGAACAACGTTTGAATTCTGCTTTTTATACTGATGAAAGTAATTCCCCTTTAAAATACTCAATGAGTGTAGAGCAACCTGCTGTATCAGGAGAATTGCCTGTTAAATCTACGTTTAGCTCCGTAAATTCGTCGCAAATAGCAAGTATGCCTTCTCTCGATAGCGTGATCAATGAGCCACCTATTCGTGTCAATTTTATGAGACAAGCATACATCGAAAACACGAGAGAGTTAGTGTATTATTCAGAAAAACCAGAAAATACATGGTCTTCAAATTTAAGTCAATATGCTACATCTTCACTTCCATACTTCGATGACATTAGTAGAAATAGGAATCAAACAACAATACAGCGTGGGTCTACCGTTTTGTCTTCTCTTTCTGATTTGTTCGGCAATAGAACTATCGGATAATACAGGAACGTAAAGATGCCTATCCCGCCAACAATCAAAAAAATTGAAGAATCTGGCCTCGTCTTTGCTAAAGACAAGACTACGAATCAAGTCACTACTATTGCAACAACTGCAGACATGCAGATAGGACTATCTAATAGTCCTGCAAATTTATCGATAAATGGAAGTCTTAGTGTTAAAACCATTGATATTGCTTTAGCAGCAGGAACTGCTTATGATATTCCAAACGCCGTCACGAATGTTAATGTTACTACGTCAGGCGCTTCAGGAACAGTTACACTTCGTCTACCATCGAATCCAAAAAAAGGTCAACTAATATACATTAAAGACGCCGCGGGAAATGCTACGGTAGTTTCCATTACTGTCATAGGGTCTCCTTTAGGAACAAAAAAGAACAATAATGTCACGGCGCACTTAATTGATAAAAGTAATTCAAGTTTAATAACAGCCAGTTATGGTGCGCTTCAGTTATTGTGGAACGATGTTGAATGGTACACAGTTTCCACGGCGGCGCTCACGGCAGGCGGTGGCGGCGGTTCCGGTGATGTTGTAGGTCCTGCCAGCGCAACAGACAACACTATCGCTAGATTCGATTTAACTACTGGAAAGTTGATACAAGGTTCTGGCGTTGTAATCGATGATAGTAATAACATCACGACAGCTGGCGATTTTGCTGTTAATGGTGGAGATCTAACATCTAGCGCAGTTACATTTAATCTTTTAAATTCTACAGTAACGACCCTTAACGTCGGTGGAGCAGCTACCACAATCGAAATAGGCGCTGCTACAGGAACTACTTCTATCAACAATGCATTGACTGTCGATGGTAGCACAACACTAGGCGATTCATCAGTCGATACGGTCACAATAAATGGGACGACGACGTTTGCTGGCTCTTCAGTAACTACGACGTTTAACGGAGATATTGCTGTTAACGGTGGAGATTTTACCTCCTCGGCAGCGACCTTCAATCTTCTCAACTCGGGCGTCACAACTCTTAACATCGGCGGCGGCGCATCGACTGCGACGAATATCGGGCATGCGAGCGGTCTCACGACAATTGCTGGCGATCTCAAAGTTGCAGGAAATAATATCAGGTCATCTGGCGGATCAGCCGCGATCAACCTTTCTGGCACTAATGTTACCGTCTATGGTGATCTAGAGGTCGCCGGCGATGACATCCTGTCGTTTGGCGGCGTTTCCGCGATCAAATTGAACGGTAGTGGTAACGTTGCTATCTCAGGTGATCTCACTGTCACCGGCAATAATATCAAGGCATCTGGCGGAACAACCGCAATCAGCCTTTCTGGTGCTGACGTAACAATCGCCGGCGACCTTGCTATTAACGGTGGAGATATAACTACCACTGCTGCAACGATGAATCTTGTTAATGCTGCAACAACTGTTAATTTAGGTTCAACAGCCGTTGCTAGAACCACGAATATAGCTACAGGAGGTGCTGTTCAAACTGTTACACTCGGTTCTACAACGGGAGCTTCTGCTACAACAATTAATGCAGGTACAGGCGTTGTTACAATAGCATCTACCACGACATCTAATGCTGATGCATTGATCGGTGCAGCTGAAATTGGTACACATCCATATGCAGGTAGCAACTACGCTATGTTTGGTCATAAGGATTTAAACCATGCTGTAGACGGAAATTATGCCCTTGTTCAAAGTAACGTTGGTGATACATTTCTTGGGGCTGCTGCAGATAAAATAATTTATTTAAAGAATGGAACAAAGTTTCTAGGTTCTTTTTATTACGACAGTAGCTTCTTTAACAAAACATTTCTTTATTTAGACGGTGCCGTAGGATCTCCAACAGTTGTCACGATAGGTTCAACACATACCACTTCGACCACAACAATTAATGCAGGCTCAGGCTCAATTGATATTGGTGTAACTCCTCAATCAAGAAGTATAAATATAGGAACAGGTACATCGGTTCAAACAATTGGTATCGGCACGGGAGCTGCTGCCAATGCAATCACGATAGGCAGCAACGCTGCCTCGATCGTTTCAATTAATGGCGGCGATGCTTTAAATCTATACACTGATAACGGTTCATTAACGATTGATAGCGGTACAGGCAATACAAATATCGGAACCTTCGGTTACGCAAGAACCACAGATATAGCTACGGGAGCAGCCAATCAAACTGTTACACTAGGTTCAACACACGGCGGTTCTTCTTTAACTTTAAGCGCAGGTTCTGGGAGTTTAAATCTAGGCACGTCAAATACTGCAAGAAGTATAAATATAGGAACAGGTACATCAATTCAAACAATCGGCATCGGAACAGGAGCTGCTGCCAATGCAATTACGATAGGCAGCAATGCTGCCTCGATCGTTTCAATTAATGGCGGTGATGCTTTAAATTTGTACACTGATAACGGTTCATTAACGATTGATAGCGGTACTGGTAATACAAATATCGGAACCTTTGGTTATGCAAGAACCACAGATATAGCTACAGGAGCAGCCAATCAAGTTGTTGCACTAGGTTCAACCCATGGAGGTTCTTCTTTAACTTTAAATGCAGGTTCTGGGAGTTTAAATCTAGGCACGTCAAATGCTGTAAGAAGCATAAATATAGGAACAGGTACATCGGTTCAAACAATTGGTATCGGCACAGGAGCTGCTGCCAATGCAATCACAATAGGTAGCAACGCTGCCTCGATCGTTTCAATTAATGGCGGTGATGCTTTAAATCTGTATACTGATAATGGTTCATTAACTATTGATAGCGGTACAGGCAATACAAATATCGGAACCTTCGGTTATGCAAGAACTACAAGTATAGCTACGGGAGCAGCCAATCAAACTGTTACGCTGGGTTCAACGCATGGCGGTTCTGCTACAACAATTAATGCAGGATCAGGCTCTATTACAATCACATCTACTACAACATCTAGTGCTGATGCATTAATCGGTGCCGCTGAAATTGGTACACACCCATACGCAGGTAGCAATTATGCTATGTTTGGTCACAAGGATTTAAACAACGCTGTAGACGGAAATTATGCCCTTGTTCAAAGTAATGTTGGTGATACATTTCTTGGGGCTGCTGCAGATAAAATAATTTATTTAAAGAATGGAACAAGGTTTCTAGGTTCTTTTTATTATGATAGTAGCTTCTTTAACAAAACATTTCTTTCTTTAGATGGTGCCGTAGGATCTCCAGCAGTTGTTACAATAGGTTCGACACATACCACTTCGACCACAACAATTAATGCAGGCTCAGGCTCAATTGATATTGGTATAACTCCTCAATCAAGAAGTATAAACATAGGAACAGGCACGTCGGTTCAAACAATTGGCATTGGCACGGGAGCTGCTGCAAATGCAATCACAATAGGCAGCAACGCTGCCTCGATCGTTTCAATTAATGGCGGTGATGCTTTAAACTTGTACACTGATAACGGTTCATTAACGATTGATAGCGGTACAGGCAATACAAATATCGGAACCTTTGGTTATGCAAGAACCACAGATATAGCTACAGGCGCAGCCAATCAAGCTGTTACACTAGGTTCAACACACGGCGGTTCTTCTTTAACTTTAAATGCAGGCTCTGGTAGCTTGGGTATAGGCACATCAAACGCTGTAAGAAGCATAAATATAGGAACAGGTACATCGGTTCAAACAATCGGCATCGGCACAGGAGCTGCTGCCAATGCAATTACGATAGGCAGCAACGCTGCCTCGATCGTTTCAATTAATGGCGGTGATGCTTTAAATCTATACGCGGACAACGGTTCGCTAACGATTGATAGCGGTACGGGTAATACAAATATCGGAACTTTCGGTTATGCAAGAACCACAGATATAGCTACAGGAGCAGCCAATCAAACTGTTACGCTGGGTTCGACGCATGGCGGTTCTTCTTTAACTTTAAATGCAGGTTCTGGTAGCTTGGATCTAGGTGTATCAAATGCTGTAAGAAGTATAAACATAGGAACAGGCACATCGGTTCAAACAATCGGCATCGGCACAGGAGCTGCTGCAAATGCAATTACGATAGGCAGCAACGCTGCCTCGATCGTTTCAATTAATGGC